TTATTTTCTATTTAGACTCTCTATATATGCTAGTCTCTACTCCTAAACCTGTAAGTCTTATCTTCTATTTAAGCTCTCTATATATGCTAGTCTGTACTCCTAATCCTGATAGTCTTATCTTCTAACGTAAACCTGTACTATCTGTAGGTTTGTACTTCTACCGTACTAAACCTGGAAGTCTCTACTTCTAGCTAAGTACTCAAAAAAATAAAAAACTGCATCAATAAACTTGCAAGTTAGTACTTCTACCGTTAATACGCTGATAGTTATAGCTTATACTCCTACCGACTATGCTTATAGCTTTCCTAAACTTAGAGTTCAAGCCGCCGCGCAATATTGCCACTTACTACCATAAATATTCCCACGATTTTACAATTTTGCGCACTGGTGACAGACTCAGCATAGGGTTGACACTTTTTGCCAAGGTTGACAAATATTTTCTTACCCGTTAGTTAGTTATTATTATTATTGCAAAATCCGACGATTTTCGCCTCTTGGTGCATGATACGCTTTTGCCATGCACCAAACAGCACCGCAAATCAGTTTACCGTCAGAAGGAGGAACGCAAATGAAAGAGAAGCGAAATAAATTAGGTCTGACACAAGAGCAGGTCGCAGAGTGCGCCTGCGTCTCGGTCAGGTCTTACAAGATGTATGAAGCTCACCAGCGCAAACCAAATGTCTACGCAGCGCTACGCATAGCGCGAGTTCTGCAAACAACCGTAGAGGAACTATTCGCGGGAGGTGAGCTGTACGGGACGTGAAAAGGAATGCTTCCGGGACAACTTGGCACGGTTAGACGAAATGTTCCCCGGTAAAGAGATGCTTACGGTTGCTGACGTCGCAAAACTGTACGGCATAGCAGACACCAGAGCACTCATAAAGCACGTTAAATTTGTCGGTACCAGATGGAGCCGCAGGGTGTCTAAGGCTTCTCTAGCGCGGCAGATGAGTTCCTACTAAAGAAAGGAGACGGACATGACAGACACCAGAACCGAACTGCTTGAGTTCATAGAAAATAAGCTCACGGATAAAGAAGCTGAAATTATTTTGAACTGGATTCAGTCAGAGCAAATACTTTCTCCGCATATTCCAGGATCAGCGCTGCCTCTTTCTCCCCGGCAGACTTGCACAACTTAATCAATTTAGCCTTCGGCCCATCATCCTCCGGGATGGTGGGCTTTTCCTTTTCCTCCACTCCCAACAGGCGATCAACGGTGACACCGAAATAGGCGGCGATCTTACCTAACGACTCTCCCTGCGGAGTGAGTTGTTTTTTCTTCCACGTTGTCGGAATCGACTTACTCAAGCCTATTTCGCGTGCAGCTTGCGTAGGCTTGACTCCCTTTTGTTCGCATAGCTCTAAAAATACGTCATAAAACACAATAATCCCTCCTAGTTTTTGTGCAATGCGTAGAAGTTGAACAATTTCGATTTTTCCGCTTGCGCATCCTAACTAGTTCGACTATAATATGCTCAACGGTTGAACTTGTTCGGCTCTACTATTTCTTTTGGCAAAATGATAATAGCACTAAAGTTAAATAAGTTCAACTAATTTAGTTGAAAGAGGTGAACTTTTGTATGCCTGCACAATGGACAGCCGAGATTATTGGTGAAATGCACCTACTCTCTGTCACGGGAAGGGAACTGGCTAATAGGGTCGGTTGGAACCCAGGTTACTTGAGTATGGTCCTGAACGGACACAAGGAACCGAAGGGTGCAGAGAAAAAACTCCGAGATGCAATCGCAAGCATCAAGGCCGAACGGGAGGAATAAGAAATGACACGCAAAGATGCGCAGACCATCAGCGGTTAATCTCTGGGTTGTCTGTGCGTCCAGTGAGATAGTCTAGGGAAACTTCAAAGTAATCCGCTAGAGAAAGCAATTTCTCGTATGCAGGGAATTTTCCGTACTCATATCTCTGGTACACGATGGGAGAAGCACCGATAGCTGTATAAACATCCCTTTGAGTCAGTCCACGGGTGGTGCGAAGCTCGCGCAGACGTTCAGCGAAGGTCATAATGGGACACCTCCAAATATTTTTACAAAAGGGGTTGCCACTACAAATGTGTAGTGCTATAATACAGCTACACTACATTTTTGTAGTGAATCCAGAAAGAGAGGAGCAAGTGAATGTGGCATTAAGAGCGGCCCGCGAACAGTCCGGCAAGACACAAGCGCAGGTTGCTAAAGAAGTGGGAATTGCCGAAATTGCGTACCAAAGATACGAATACGGCACGACAGAACCGCGAGTGCGGACGGCAATCCGCATCGCAGACGCATTGGGAACAACGGTGGAAGCGTTGTTCAGGGAAAATTATACACGCTCAGAATGAGCGTGGCAAGGGAGGGAAGACAGAAATGACACGAAAAGACGCGCAAAAATCTCAGATTCTCCAACATCTAAAACGGCATGGAACTATCACGAGCATGGAAGCTATTACACTGTTTGGATGCACCCGCTTGAGCGGACGGATATTTGACCTGCGACATGAAGGCTATCTTATCCGAAGCGACAAAACAGAGGGCAAAGCCCGTAATGGTAATGCGTGTCAGTTCACTACTTACGTTTACGAAGGGAGGTTGACGGAGGATGGACATTTGGAGCCTGCTACTTGGTGCGATAATCGGAGTCTGGCTTTGGGAGTTTGCGAAGCAGTTGGCACGGGTGATTGCGTCGATGATCGGGACACACCGGACGCGCAAGCTGCGAGAGCGTAAGGAGGAGGCCAGAAAGGCCAAATCCGATAAGATGAGCAGAAAAGAACTGTTTCTTCGCAATGAACGGGAGATTACCCGCTGATGGAAGAGCAAGGGCAATATCCGGTCGGCTACAAGACGCGGCGCAAGGTTTTCAAAGACCGGGAAAGCTGGCTGGAAGGCCGTGAGAACGGAATCGGCGCCAGCGAAGCAAGCGCGGTTCTTGGCTTTAGTCCGTGGCTGAGTTCTATCGAATTATGGAAGCGCAAGGTCGGCCTTGTCACTCCGAGAGAGATTGTGGGAAACGCAGCAATCGACCGGGGAAAACGCATGGAAGGCGCACTCAGAAACCTGTTCGCCGCCCAGCACCCGGAATACCGGGTAGATTACCATGAGTTCGACATTCTCTATCAGGCTAACCGCCCGTGGCTGACCGCCACGCTGGACGGGGAGCTGTATGACGAAAAAGACCGTTTTGGCGTCCTTGAGATCAAGACGGCGCTCTGCTCGAAGCGGACAGACTGGGAGAAGTGGAAAGACCAAGTTCCAGATTATTACGCCGTGCAGTGCTTCCATCAGATGTTGGCAACAGGCGCTGAGTTCGTAAAGCTCTATGCGTGGCTGTGTAACATAGATGGCGATGCTTCCTTGCGGACATACACCTTGGAGCGTTCAGACCACAAAGAAGATTTGGATTATCTTCTGGAACGAGAAACTGAGTTCTGGGGATATGTCGAAAAACGCATCATGCCGCCTATGGTTATTACGTTCTGAATCAATCGATACATTATACAGGAAGGAGATAACATGGCAAACGAGATTGGGTTTGTCGTCGATCAGACGGCACTCACGAGCGCACAGGCCACTGTCATTCAGGCAAACTTTGACGAGATGAAGAAATATCTCACAGAGATGATGGAGCCTTATAAAACGCTCTCTATCAGCCCAGATGACATTCAGGCCGCAAAGGCTATTCAGGCCAGAATCGGCAAAGTCAAAGACCGTATCGAGGAACAGCGCAAGACTGTCAAGAAAATGTGGGGAGTTCCGCTGGCTGAATTTGAGAAGCGCTGCAAGGAGCTGACCGCAGAGTGCGATGAAGCTACCAGCAATATCAAAGGACAGCTTGCGGAGTATGAAGAACAGCGCAAGCAGGAAAAGGGGTATGAGCTTTCCAACTTTTTTGATGGATGCATTGCGGAGTCACCGGAAGTCGAGGCATATCTCAAGTGGAGTGACATATTCGATACACGCTGGCTCAACGTCACCTACTCCATCGGGAAGGCAAAGATGGAAATCTCTAACGCAGTTGGAAAATGTGCGGAAGAACTGAGACAAATCCGTTCCCTCAAGAGCCAATATGAGACGGCGCTCTTGGATGTTTACAAGAGCACACATAACCTGGCACTTGTCATGCAAAAGCAGATCGAATATGCCAACCGGGATGCGGAACAGCGGCGCAAAGAGCTTGAAGAACAGGCCGCCGAGAAAGAGAAGGAAGCGCACAGGCAGGAAGCGGAAACCGCAGAGCAGGTTCAGGCGCAAGAGACGGAACCTGTCGAGCCAGAAAAACCCGCTGCGAAAATTTACCGACTTTCCTTCCGAGTCGCCGGAACCAGAGAACAGCTTATGGAACTCAGTTCCTACATGAAAAACGCTGGAATTTCCTACGAAAGAATCTGACACACGCAATGGATATGCGCCGAACGGAAAAGAAACGCCTAGTAATTACCAAGCCGTGAGTTGCTCTGCGATGGAATGGCGGCGAAAAGCAAGAAACAGATTTGCTATGTAACTGCTCTGAACAGCACTGAAAAGCAGTGGAGAAGTGAAGCATCGAAAGGTCGTGCATAGCGGTGGCACAGCGACGAAAGGCCGCGCGCGGCGGTGGCATAGATTTGAGAAGCGAAGGAACTGCACAGTTTGGCACAGCAGAGGATAGCCTGGGCATGGCACTGATCCGCAACGCAAAGCAAAGGACGAGCTATGACGAGCATTGGAAGAGCACAGAGACGCTAAGCACGGCAACGGAAAAGCACTGATGTGAGCAGCAGCGGAGTGGAAAGGTGCGGAAACGCAAGGAGATGGATTGGCCATGTTCTGAATAGCTTTGGCGTGGCTCGGAATAGCTTTGGCATTGCTGGGACTGGAGACGCTAGGATAAGCATTGGAATTGCAAAGCAAGGTAAGAGGCGCATTGGAAAAGCAAGGATTCGACGCGACAAGCAAAGGATTCGCAGAGCAAGGAGACACGGTGCAACGGAAAGGCTAAGGACAGCATGGCTATGGATTTGGAAAGCAGGGCAGCGCGAAGCGAAGGAATGGCCAAGCAACGAAACACGACGCAATGGAACTGAGTAGCAACGCAAAGCGCTGCAATGGATATGCAATGCGAGGCGGTGCGGCGGAAGAGCAGGGCAACGCATAGCGAAGGAGCTGAACGGCGCGGCCACGAATAGAAAACAACATTTTGGAGGTATAAACATGGATATTTTGAAAGCAATGATGAAGAAGCACATCCGCATGACTTTTACGGAGGAGGTTTTGGGAACCTGCTCCAACAACCCGGAGCTGCACGATGAGTTTATCGCCAGCAAAGCACCAGACGCTATGACACGCGAACAGGAGGTTGCAGCAATCGGTGTCGGCGATACGATCGAGAAGGGGATGACCGTTTTCCCTCGTAACTCCGATGGCGTACCTATCCTCTGGGGATACCAGATCGAGGGGTTCCTCAAAGAGGCCCTGAAGAATATCAAAAAACATTGGCCTAACAGCGAGTGCGCAAAAGTAAAGGCAAACAAACAGACTATCGACAATGCGATTTTCGTCTATTACGAGGCTATTCCGTACATCGAGATTCAGAGCAAGGAGAAAACAGACCGTATCGGCGTTCCGTATCAAAAGGACGGTGTTTTCTACGACACGGCTATTCCGGTCGCTATGCACGGAGGTGTCGTAGGAGACTGCCAGCGGCCTCTAAGAGCAGAAACCGCACAGGGGCCAAGAGTTGCTCTCGCACACTCCGAGAGCTTGCCCGCCGGGAGCCAAATCGAGTTCTGGGTCAGCATTGCTCCAATTCTCGGTAAAGGCATTGACGCAGAGGAGGTCTTGCACGAAGTGCTTGACTACGCACAGCTCAAGGGTATTGGCCAGTGGCGCAACTCCGGCAAGGGCCGAGCCGTTTGGGAGTATATCGACTAATCTTAAAAACTGATAAGGAGGAAATATCATGGACAGCAAATACTACATCGTAAGAGCAAAGGACGCGGGTGTTTTCGCGGGCAACATCAAGGAGCGTAACGGCACCGAGGTGACGATGACGAATGTGCGTCAGCTGTGGTATTGGGATGGCGCCGCAACTTTGATGCAGATGGCTCAGAGCGGCGTTACTGCACCGCGTAATTGCAAATTCACCGTCACCATTGAGGAGCTGACCATTATGGGCGTGTGCGAAATCCTCCCTTGCACCGACATTGCCGAGAAGTGCATTAAGGCGGTGGCGGAATGGAAGCGGTAAAAATCCGAGAGTGGATTAGTCCTAATTATAGAGATAGAGACGGTTCCGGTGCCGGTGCCGGTTATGGTTTCAGTACTGGTGACGGTTACGGCCGATGTTCCAGTTACTGTTACGCTAGCAATGCCAGTTACGGTTACGGTGACGGTGACGGTTGCGATGATGCTGGCGGTCGCGGTATCGGTTCCGGTTGCGGTGACGGTCGCGGTTTCGGTGACGGAGACGGTTTCGCTTGCGGTTCCGGTTTTAAGACATTTTGCGGAAAAGATGTATTTTACATCGACGCTGTTCCCACTATTATCAATTGCATCAACGGAAATGTCGCCTATGGCGCTATTATAGCCGCGGATTTAAGCCTGAATAAATGCTTTGTCGTAAAGCAGGACGGAAAATTTGCGCACGGAGATACTCTGAAAAATGCGATGTCTGCCCTTGCGGATAAACTGTTTGAGGGTATGCCGACCGAGGAACGTATTGAGCGTTTTTGGGGCGAGTTTACACCCGGTGTAAAGTACCCTGCAAAGCTGTTTTACGATTGGCATCATAGGCTGACCGGGAGCTGTGAAATGGGGCGCAGACAGTTTGCAGAGGATCGCGGAATCGATGTGGAGGCCGCAACATACACGCCGGAAGAGTTCATCGAGTTGACGGAGAACGCATACAACGGGCAAATCATCAAACGGTTGAAGGAGGCAATGCCAAAATGAAGATGATGAAGTGCGGGCACTCGGCTAACGCAGAGAGGATCAACCCAGATGGAAGCAAATCCCCATACTGCCTGATTTGCGATTGCGGAGAAGTGGCCGATGAGCCGAATCTATCCGGGAGAATGGCAAGGTGCTCCTGCTACGGTATGATTGTAGGCCGAAAGAACGAAACGTGGTACCCGCAGATGATGAACGGGAATAGGTGCGGAAGCATTGTCCCCTCCAACACAGACTTGCCATTCTTTGAGTATAGACCAAATTTCGAGTTCGATAAGTTTTATTGCGGGTGCCAGTCTTGGGACTGATTTGCCACCAACTAAAGGAGGAATAAAAGCTAAATGAACGTAAAAAATCAGCTAGTCCCACGCCAGAAAGAAGAATTCTCTGCCTTCATTGCAAAAGAAGGGACTCAGAAAACAATTATGAATGCGCTGAATGATAAAGCGTCAGCGCAGAGACTTACATCAACTCTTGTTTCAGCCGTCGCGTCCAACCCGCAGCTGAAACAGTGTAAGCCGGAAACCATCCTTGCAAGTGCTTTGCGCGGTGAAGGAATGGGGCTTATCTACGGGCTGACATATTACCTTGTGCCGTACAATGACATCTGCACCTTCCAAATGGGCTACAAGGCATACATTCAGCTTGCGATCACAACGTGGCTTTACTCTGACATGGACTGCCTGGAAGTACGAGAGGGTGAGCTTGCGGGGCGCGACAAGCGCACAGGAAAGCGCCTAGTTGACTTGTCAGTGTACGAAACCGACGAAGAACGCCTTTCCCACCCGGTTATCGGCTACTACGCCTATTTTATCCTGAAAGATGGCACTTTCCGATGCGAATACTGGCCTATGGAAAAGATTTTGGAGCACGCAGACCACTATTCAAAAGCATTTGACCTGGAAAAATTCCGAAAGCTACAGAACAATGAGCTGTCCGATAGCGAAGCCGCAGGTCTGCTCGGCGGTTCTCCGTGGTACGATGCGGGCGACGGTCAGGTTAAGATGGCAAAAAAGACTGTCCTGAAATCGCTTCTTACTTCCGGCTTTGCTCCGCTGTCCAACGAGGTCAAATATCAGTTCCGCTTCGATTCCTCCGATGAGACTCCGAAGTTTGAGGGAATGCCGATTTTCAGCACTGACAATACACCCAGAATCGGAAACGGGGCGGCAGAACCAGATAGTGATGCGCTTCCGTCTGCTGCCACTGCGGGACCTGCTACTCAGAGCGCAGATTCCTTCGATGCGGCCAACGAGCAAACGAAACCGAAGCGCGGTCGGTCAGCTAAGAAAGCAGAAACAGATGATGATGTTTTCAACCAGTTTTTCGGAGAGACTGAATAATGAAAATTGCACAATTCGGGAAAGACGGAACAATCTACACTATTGTTACCGGGAAGGTTTCGCGTGATGCAAAATTAGAATATACGCCCAATAAGCATACTCCAAAGGTGACATTCTCAATGTCATACGGGAAGAAGCAGTATGTAAACTGTTGTGCGCTCGGAGAGAATGACACAACGGTTATTGCATCTACGCTTGAAGGTGGAGATGTTATTTGTGCGGCTGGAACTTACTCTGAGCGAAAATATACGTCTAAGAAGGATGGCTCCGAAAAGGTCTGGGGGGAAATCCTAGTTGACTTTATCTGCCCGCAGTCATCACTTGCATTTGGAACCCAAGACAGCGCTGAAAGCGTTCAGGGCGTTCCAGAAGGCTCAGATCAGGCAGAAGCGCAACAGCAGAAGAACGACGATGACAGCGGTTTCTCCGAAGTATGTGACGAGGATGAAGAGTTGCCGTTCTGACGTAACTAATACGGCTTGGGCGGTGCCACGTCATCGCCCAAGCCGAAAAAGAAAGGTACGGGATGAGAATTGGCAGATGCAATTATTGAGCGATCCATAGTAAGGAAAATTATAGAGAACGCATCTAGAATTCCCTCTCCTTATACATACATTGGAACCGACGGGCTTAAACATTGCTCAAGATGCCACGGCCTGAGAGAGCATACCGTGAAAGTTGATGGTGTATTTAATGGGATCAAGGTTCCGTGCATCTGTGCTTGTATGCAAAAACGGTATGATGCATCGCTGGAATCGCAAAGGAAGAAGCAGCTTGAATTAAAAATCATGGAATACCGCAGTTTGGGGTTTGCGGAACGGCGCTACGAGTCCATGACATTTGATGCAGATGCCAATGCGGGAAGCAAGTTGTCTAACGCAATGAAGCGTTACTGCGACAACTTTGATAAATTCAGGGAGCGCGGATTAGGGTTGTTGCTATACGGTCCGTGCGGAACCGGAAAAACATTTTATGCGGCTTGTATCGTGAATCAGCTCATAAACAGCGGAAGGCCTGCAATGCTCACAAACTTTGCAAGGCTGGTGAATCAGGTTCAGGCTACAAAATTTGAAAATCGGCAAGATTTCTACGATAGCCTAGCAAGGGTTGACCTTATTGCCATTGATGACCTTGGGGTTGAACGAGGGACAGAATATATGACCGAACAGATGGAATTGATTATAGATCAGCTCTATCGAGCCGGAACGCCGATGGTTATTACAAGCAATTACAGTCCAGAATGGATGATGAGAGAACAGGAACTCAGGCGAAAGCGAATGTATGACCGTATATTAGAAAGGTGCCATACAGTAGAGATTACCGGAGAAAGCAAGAGAATCCAAGCTGGAAGGCAGAATCATTGGCCTGTGCATAAGGAACTTGGATTGAGTGGTGGGGAAGATGCGTCCGGGACGAGAGCTTGAGAACTGCCCGTTCTGCGGTTCCGAGGCTAAACTATTTTCGCACGAAATAGACACCGGAAAGTTTATTTGGTGGGTGCAATGCAGAAATACTCACTGCCTTGCCAGACAAACTCCGGTCAACAGCAAGAAAATTGCAGTCGATAGATGGAATTGCAGGGAGCACTAAGAAGCGGCTCTAGGCGGATGCGATATACTCCCGTAGCTCCGAAATGAGGGCAGTTAAAATGACACGTTTTGAGTGGTTGCAGGCCACATCTAAAGAGGAAGCGGCTGATTGTATCGCAAACCTTCTGAATTGGAGTATTTCGGAGGCTTGCGCCTACTACAATCAAATGCCGCCATATTGGGCATACCTGACACGAGAAGATATTCTTGAAATATTAGATAGACCGGTAGAGAAGGACGTGATAGCTAAATGATCTTTATTGGAATCGACCCCGGAAAGAGCGGCGCTATGGTCGTATCGTTTTCGGATGGTCACATGGATTGTATTTTCTTCGATGAAAGAGCCTACGCGAAAGAAATCAGAACCGTAGCGGACACCATGCGGAAGAAGAGGGAAATGGCTATTTGCTGCTTGGAAAAAGTGGGAGCGATGCCCAAACAGGGGCTGGCAAGCACCTTTAATTTTGGCATGAATTACGGGATTATCCAGGGCGCCTTAATCGCTTGCGGAGTGCCGTTTGAGCTAGTAAGCCCGCAGAAGTGGAAGAAGGAGTTTGGGGTAACATCCGACAAGAACACGTCAATTCAGGTTTGCCAGCACCTTTTCCCAGATCTCAATCTTTACAGGACAGACCGCTGCAAGAAGCCGCATGACGGGCTTGCAGAAGCGGCCCTAATGTGCGAATACGCCCGCAGAAAGTGGGGTGATGCGCAATAATGAAGGAGTTTATCAAATGCCCGAACGGGCATATTCTGGGAGAACTCAAGAAGGATGGAACCTTTACAAGTAAGCACAGGCGCAGAATTGTAACCGTCAGAGCTGACGGAGAAATCACTCTTGAGTGTGGCCAATGTGGGAAAATCGTTCAGATTTCCACCCATTACCCCGTCGGGAGCGGTGATGGAGAATGAATTATAGGGGTCAAAAGCACCTGCAACCGCTCCCGCCCTGTCAACATTGCGGGATGGATAGTGGAGTGAGGAAACAGACAGAAGAACCAGATCGATACTGCGTGATTTGTGAAAGTTGCGGATGGCATACAGCAATGAGCACAGAAAAGGCTAAGGCAACCCGCGATTGGAAGAACGGAAAACTCTTTCCGGGACGCAAATAAAGACGGTGATTAAATGACCTACGAAGAATGCAAAAAAAGGGGCGTATGCCCGCAGTGCAGGAAAAGAAAAGCAATAGAAGGATATTTCTACTGCCAAGAATGTCTGGATTACAAGCGCAAGTCCGCAGAGGAATACAGAAGAAGGAGAGGGGCTATGCCAAGAGCCGGAATCGGAGAAAAGTATATAGCGTGTCGTCTAGAAAAATTTTGCCAGTATGGCGGCGGGAATGGGACGTGCGACTATTATCTCGATACAGGAATAAGGCGGGTTCCGATATGCGGAGTTGATTCAGAATGTACTGTGTTTGATCCGATAAGCGATGTAGCCGAAAAAGAAGCAAGCAAAATAATTTCTGGGGCTTATTCCGAGGCTTGTGCGGGTGAAAAGGCGGGAAGAAAAGGCTGTCCTGCAATAAAGGGACACGAAGAAAAAGCGCTTGAGTTATACAAGAGCGGAATGTACGACACGGAAATTGGATGTGCGCTTGGACTTAGCACAAGCCAGATTTTTGAATGGAGAAAGTCGCTTAGATTGCCAGCAAACACTAGAAGAAGATCGGGCGAAAGGACGTGAATTTTGTGCCGTATGGGTATGAGAGACGCAGACGGAGAGCTGCAATATGCGAAGATAACTGCATGATGGAGCCGGAAATGCGAAACTGCAAAAGAGACTGCGGGTCGTGCGGATGGGACATTGGAGAGCATCGGAGACGGGTTAAGCGGGTGAAAAATCTGGATTTAAAAGTGGATCAAGAAACCGGAAACCGTTATCTATCAATCAGAAAGAAGAACCCGTTTTTATGAAAACGTGTCAGCACTACAAGAATGAGAGTTCGTGCTTCACTTGCCCATACCCGGATTGCAGATGGCAAGGGAAAATTGGAGTACGCAGACTGACCATTGATGAGAAAATCCAGAAAGAGGAAGCGTTAACTCTCAAATACGAATTAGAGTATATCGCAAAGAAAGAGCAGGGAGACCGCACAGGTGCAAAGGGACCATACAGCAAGATGAAGTATCACGAAAAACGGCTGAGAGATCTACGGTCTGAGAAAAAACGGATATATGGAGAAGCCGAATGAGACACTCGGAAATTCCATAGCGCTTCCGCAAAGGAATTGTCGGAGATTATCAGAAATACCTATGAGGTGAAATTTGTTTGGAGATGATTGATTGAGCGAATATATAAAAAACGGAGTTGCAAGCCGAACGTTCAACACAGACTGCCTCCTCAAAATGAAGGAATACCCTGATGGCTATTTCGACCTTGCAGTGGTTGACCCACCGTATGGCGGAGGGGGGGTATTCCACGGCAGGAACGGAACGAGGTTCGGGGGCCGGTTCGAGAAATACACCTCTCAAGAACCGGCGGCGGATGGGCGGCTAAGTTCGGCAAAAAAATCATAGCTTGGGACAACGCGCCAAGCAAAGAGTATTTCGATGAACTGTTTCGCGTTTCTAAGCAACAGGTCATATGGGGCGGAAATTACTTCGACCTCCCGCCGTGCAGATGCTTTATTGCGTGGCATAAAACGAACATACCGGAAGAATTTACAATGTCGAACGTAGAGTATGCATGGACGAGCTTCAACGAAAATGCCAAACTGTGGCACGGTTCCAGCGCAAGGAGCAAGAACGAATCCCATTTCCACCCGACGGAAAAGCCACAAACTCTATACGCATGGATTTTCCATAAGTTTTCAAAACCGGGCGATAAAATTCTAGATACACATTTAGGAAGCGGGACAAGCCGAAAAGCCGCATGGGACGCAGGGCTTGACTTCACCGGATTTGAAATCGATGAAGAATACTTTAATCTTCAAGAGATAATGTTTGAGGAATATGTTAGCCAGCTGACTATTTTCTGAGTCTATATAGTCAGTATGTGTTGCAGTTCCATATACAACGCTAGGATCGGCTAGCGGTCATTTGGTCTAGAAGGAGGTGAGAGCATGACAGGTTGGCAAGTGCTTACGGGTACCATATGCCCGTCATGGATGGTACGACACCTTAACTATCTTAACAGCCCTGATAACCCGGCGTTTAGCGTGGAATACATCGAGGAACTGATTGAGTATTGCCCTGTTGAGACTGAGACAGGCGACGCCTTATGTAGCAAGTGTTGGATGGACTTTCTGAGAGGTGAGGTTAAGTGATAAGTCCCCTAGAGTTTGTGATGTTTACCGTGATTTGGCTAACCCTTGTTATCATCCTAATTTATATAATTGATGGGTGTAAGATGTATAAACCGGACGGAACTATGAAATGCAATATATATGACAACGACGGAAATCTCATTTTAAGCGCACCTGCAAGCGTAGCAGACTGCAATATTGGGGTATTCACAGTAGAACAGGATGCTGTGAACGGGTCGTCACTGCTGGTAACTGAGTATTGCCCGGAATGCGAGACTGAGGTCACAATGCAGTGGGATGTAAAGGCGCTTGGCTATAAGGCGTTTTGTCCACATTGCGGAAAACGGCTTATGCTGTGCAGCGAATGCCGACACCGAAAGGATGGAGGCTTTATGGATGACTGCGATTATGATTCAGAGACAGATAGTTGCAGATTCAACGCGCATATTAAACGCAAGGAGGAATAATATGGGTAAAAAATACAGACTTACGCTGACGAAGAATCAGCTCCGAGTCATCAACGCAGCACTAGAAGAATACTTCCGGGCTGCGCTTAACCAGTGGGACGCTTTGGCAGATCGGATGGCATTCAGAGGGTATAACCGTAAACTCGATATGGGCACCGAGGTTGACCGGAGAATCGTAAAGCGCAACGCCGCAAGGCATACGCTCGACGCAGCGGGAGCAATCCTGCTGAGCGAGTCTGACTGCGCTGGGAACTGCGACCTCACCAAAACGGAAGATGAGAAAATCGCGTCCGATATGTGGCGCATTCTGCGGTGGGAATTGCAACCGGAGTCATTCAAACGGGAAATTTACCGAGATACATACCACGAGAGCAATGAACCGCTTATCAAGGTTGAGGAGGTATCAGATGACGCTTGAAAACAAAAAGGAGCTTGTACGGCTCTTACATCTGTACATGGCTGATATTATGCGGAAGGATGCGGTCAAGCGGCGCGAGAATAAGTACTATATGGGAATGCATATTGGCATTAAAAGTCAGTTCGACCATGCACGCATTATCGCAGACAAACTAACGAAAGAGATTTCAAACGATCTTTTCAGATTTTGACGGGGGAACAACCATGTATGAACTGAAACCTTGCCCATTTTGTGGTGGTGTCGTTCGCTTCGACAAAGCATACAGTTACTTCCGTGACAGCGTGATTTACTGCGACGGATGCGATATGGTGTTTACTCTGGACGATTGCACGTCATCCAACGATGACATCGCCAGAGCATGGAACAGGAGGGCCGAAGATGTACCTACTCTTTAACATTATCTCCTTTTGCGCTGGCGCTATTATCGGCGTAGTGCTGACCGCCTGCATCGTCGCGGCGGATTGGCATGAAAAGCCCCGGAGACACCGGGGTTGGTGGATTGTAGATGAAGAAGGTTACGCGCACTGCCCTAGGTGCGGTGGTGTGATTGACTTCAACAACCATGAACCTACGGATTACTGCCCGATATGCGGCGCGGAGATGAAGGGGGTGCGAAACAGTGGAAATTGTGATTCCTGACGAGCTGTATGAACTCATATGGAAAATTGAGGAGCGAATAGATACAGACAGCCAGCTGACTCAGCTTGCGGAAGAAGCTGCGGAGCTGTCTCAGGCAGCCCTAAAATACAGGAGGGCGCTCCAAACTGCGCGATGGGAAGAGAATATCAGCCCGACGCCAAAAACTTTAAACGATGCGTATGACAGTCTTGTGGAGGAATGCTCAGACGTTATGCTTGCTGCGCTAGTGCTTACAAAAGAGCTAATATCGAATGACATTATGCTCAACAAGGCCAGACGCTGGCTAAACCGCTTGAAGCGCTATCGGGATGAAGGCAAAGAAAACGACTAAAAACTACGAAAAAGGAGCGAGGATAAAAGATGAAAAAAGTAATTTCGTGCCATTGCGCAAATAGTTGCTTACACTATCTAGTAAAACGTACCGTACCAATCACAATAGGAAAACACAAATTTGAATACAAAAATGTTAGAGCATTCTGTAGTAATTGCGGAGGAGAGGTGTGGACGGACGAAATTGTTATGCTCGCACACGAGACAGCCTCAGCATTGAGTCGGTTGATTGAGACTGCCCTGTATGAATCGTCTGAAGAAATCGAAAATCGTACAACGAGGAATGAGAGAAGAATGACCAGAAACGAAATTCTGAAAGCCGCAGAGAAAATCGTAAGCGGCGAACGACAGGAACAGTACGGCTCACCGGAAGATAATTTTGCGGTGATTGCCCACTATTGGGAGTGCTATCTTGATGCACGGGCGAAAAATGGCGGCAGTAATGCAACATTCACGCTTGGCGCAGACGATGTAGCGGCCATGATGATCCTTTTTAAGGTTGGCCGTCTAAGCACTGGTGCTGGAAGCGCCGACACATGGATTGACATTGCAGGCTACGCGGCTTGCGGAGGTCAAATTCAGACGGCGAAGAAGAGTGACGGAGAATCCCAAAATGAAACGTAATTCATACTTGGATAGACTCAGACAACAGCGGGAGTTGGAACTCAACATTGCGGAGACATGGGCTATTCAGAGCGCTATGGACTGCGCTGGGGATATTATGAACTCCATGTTTGGAATCGGTCGAGACAGGCTGGCGGAATTCAATGCGGAATTTCAGAAAAATTACCCGGACTACCGAAGGGCGCTGACAAGAGACCCGGAAGCAGACTATTTCAGAGAAAAGATAGACCAGCGTCAAAAAGAAATTTATAAAGAAAAAGCCCTCCCGTGGGAGGACAGATACGATGGATGGAAGGAGTTTTCCAATGATGCGAGTAAAGTTAGATGAGGGTGCATTTCCACCAGTCAGAGAGCATGAAACAGATGCTGGGCTTGACCTTAAAACCCCTATTTCCTTCAAGATTCTTCCGCACGAATCTAAAATCATTGATACCGGAGTCCATATTGAGCTTCCGCACGGAACAGTCGGAATGCTGAAAAGCAAGTCTGGACTGAACGTCAAGAAGAACATTGTGTCGGAGGGTGTCATTGATGAAGGATATACCGGGAGCATTCGCGTAAAGCTCTATAATCATGGGAATTTTTTCGTGCCATTTGAGCGCGGAGACAAAATCAGCCAGCTTGTGATTATGCCCGTTCTCTATGAAGATGTAAAGATCGTTCATAAGCTGAAACCCTCTGAGCGCGGTGACAACGGATTTGGAAGCACCGGGCGATAAAGACGACCGAACAATAAAAAATGAGTGGCGCTCAAAAACTGAGCGCCACTCATTATGCTTCTGTCACGCATTGCTCTCCGGTTTCTCGACAGATGCCGCGCAAAGTTTGCTCACTGCATCTAACACTTCGTCAACGCCCGGCATTTCGGCCAGATCAAGCGTCTCCTCGTACAGATCACGCGCCTCCTTATGGATGAACTCACTCGCCCAGTAGAAGAACTGGCTGTATTCCTCGGAATCTACCTCAGTTCCGATTCTGAGCTGGAAGTTCATGAAATCTGCGACCTGCTTTGCACCATAGGCTACCTGACGGATGTTTTCAATCTTAGTGTTCTTATTCATATTAAAACCTCATTTCTAGTGTTGTAAGAGGTTGAACCGCATGGTATAATGGATTTACCAATGAGTAACCTCTTGGTTCATACGGCTTCACTGTTGCTGGCTAGGCGTTGAGTGGAGCCGTATTTTTTACTTGCCGTCCTTCAGTAACAGATGAATTCCTTGCCTGATAGCTTCCGCTCTTGTAATGTCATGTTCTGTGCAGTATGTGAGAAGTTTCTTGTTCGTCTCATCATCCAGCCGCACTTTCAAGTCAACATTGAGCGGATTTTCTGTTTTTGGACGGCCCACTTTCGGAGCCATACGTTCACCTCTCTTTTTTTGAGTTCCGATAATTATATTATATTCATGGAACTCAAAAAGTCAAGACTTTATTTCTGCTCATGATTATTACCTCCATTAAGTCGTTGTGTTGTTTCGTTCGATGATGTGATTATACACGATTATTAGTGTTTAGTATATAGGCGGTATGCACAAAGTTCTGTGTATGTATTTGTAGAAGATATACATTGATAGTTGAGCATATATCTGATATTATTACTATTGCGATTACAGACAGATGGAGGTGAATTTTCATGCCCATAAGGTACAAAATCGACGTAATAGGGGCGCTTAAAGGGAAAGGATACACGACGTACAAAATCCGAAAAGAGAAGATATTGTCCGAAGGCACACTACAAGCGTTCCGAAACGGAACAATGGTCTCGATGGAAAATATCGCTAGAGTCTGCGATATTTTAGAGTGCCAACCAGGAGACATTCTGGAGTACGAAAGGAAGGACAATACTCATAACGAATAAACCGTGGTATAATCACTTCTGGAATAGTATGTATTTTATCAGAAATGCAAAAGAAGGGAGGGCACCCCATGCCAGAAAAGACGGAAGCTCAGAAAAAAGCCCAGAAGAAGTATATGGAAAAGTTCACTGTCGCCCGTATTAGAATGGGCAAAGAAAACTATGTTCGTATGCAGGAACACGCAAAATCCATGGGAGAATCAATAAACGGCTTTGTCAATCGTGCCGTGGCCGAAACAATCAACAAAGACAATGCCGAAAGCAGATAAGCCATTGAATTTTGTGCGTTATAGTTGACAATGCGTGGTAAATAAAGTATATTTATTTTGATAAACGGCGCACTCCGCGTCACCGACAAGGTGTATGGAGTGTGCCGTTTCTTTATTTATGGAGAAAGGGGGATGTAATCGGATGAAGGACAGCGAGTTTGACGAGGACGAACTGGAAGAACTGGATGAAGAATTCGACGATGAGCTGGACGAAACGGAAGATGCGGAAGAAGCCGTTGATGAATCCAAGGGCACACGGGATTGGTCTGAGCGCGGGATGGCGGAAAAGGCCGTATTTGACCAGTTCGAGGCGGTCTTTGGAAAGAATCTTGCTGTGTTCTATTGCTGCGTCCGGTTTGACATTCCCTTTGAAACGAACTGCGTTCCTAAGAAACCAGTAGATAACGCATGGGCGCTCTATAAGCGCCGTCTGCGCAAGAGAAAAGAATATCTCGGTGAGAATTTTGGTGGAAAAGGCTTTCTAGACGGAATGGCTGACATCACCAAAATTTTTGGTGCAGACCTTACCCTAAAGGACTTCTCACGGGCAGTTGACGCGGAGGTTGCCGCCCGTGTGCGCCGCAATGGCACTAATAAGCAGAGGGCGGATTGGGGCACAAACGGTACCAAGAATCCCTATACGAACTACGACTACCAAGAGCTGGACAGAACCTACGCTATTTTCTGCTCCCGTAAAAAGGGCGTAGGTCTGGACGAACAGCAGGAATATACTCTGCGTGAGTGCGCAAAGATGGACTTGGCAATGCAGAAAGCAATGCAAGCCGGAGACGTTCAGACCGCCGCAAAGTATCACGCTATGATCCAAAAGAGCCTTGAATCTGAAAGTATGCGCAAGAAGGATGAAAAACCCGTTGATGATTTGAGAATCGACGGTATCACAGATGCGCTCGAAAAGAAGTATGGAATCGATCCTAACAAGATGCTCTCCAAAGAAGCGGTTCTGAAAGTGATTTATGAATGGATGCGCAGTAAGAAATATCCGGAAACGCTGGACTGCGCCCATAAAATCACACTGAGCATTATCAATGCAACGCGAATCAACAACGATGAACCACCGTTGCTTGACCTGCCAGAAGAACTTGAGTTCACCGACGATTACGGAGAGCTTGCAAAAGAGCCGAACGAAGCGGAACAAGCGGCATATGAGTATCTTGGACTGATTCGAGGGAATGGGAAGGCAAGCCCACCAACGGAAGAAAGCGACAAGGACGAGATAGACGATGGCTAAGAGAGGCGGAAAAGTCTGGGTGTCCAGCATAGGCTGGGTCACTAAGAAAACCACAGAAGCAATCGACTATGCAGAGTTCCAAGAGGACGGCTGGGCACTGCTGATTTCGTTCATTAGATGGTTTCCTGACTTCCTGCTCGATTTGATGCGTTCGGATGAAGCAGATTACCAGAACGAGGAACTCATTCAGAGAGTCATGATGCGGGCCATGGCCGAATATCAGTATGTTGATATTACAGGTTGCCGTGGCCTGACAAAGACGAACACAACGTTTAAAGAAGAATATGTGGAAGCCCTAGTTTGGCCAGGAACTAAAACTGCCTACTACGGCCCTTCTTATAAGCAGCTTGCCAAGATTGGAAGCAAGACCCATCAACAGCTTGAGCACGACTACCCCGGCATAACCAAGCACTTTGTGGTGGAAGCGGAGTCCGTTGACAGATTCGAGCTTTCTACGCAGTTCCACTCCACGTTTGCTATTACCGCAATTCGTGGTGATAACATTCATAAGGTCATTGCGGAGGAATACGCGCAGGAAGAAAACCCCGCATTCGACTACGAGGAATATAAACGTGTCGTTCTTCCTGCTGTACGTCTGCAACATATGGTGAATGGACGGCCTGACCCGACATATGTTCGCTTCAAACAGCACAGCATAACGTCAGCTGGACGCAGACAGAACCACAGCTACGAAACCAGAAGCAGACACTACCAGATGATGCAGCGCGGAGAAAGCGCGTTCGTGATGGATGTTCCGTTCTCTGTTCCGCTCCTGTCTCAAATGCGGCCTATCCAATGGGCACAGAACCTTAAAACGGAACTGACCCCGGAAGAGTGGGCAAGAGAAATGGACAGCAGATATACAGGCGCAGACGCAAACCCTATTGTCAGTGACGAGGATTTGCATGAAAGCAGAAGCCTGATGCTGATGGAAGAACACCACTGCTGCAAGGACCAAGGATGTAAGCTAAATCCAGAGGATGTTATCTATATTGTCTGCTATGACGTTTCGTATGAGGACAACAAGCGGAACGCAAAATGCGCCTGTTGCGTCCTGAAACTGACAAAACAGAGCGACTTCCTAAAGCGAGACAAATACCTAAAGCAGGTTGTTTGGGTAGACGATTGGCCGCCGCCTCCAACCAGTATGATGCAGGCCAGAAAGCTAAAGCAGATTTGGTATAAATACTGCATAGAGGGTGGAAACACAACTTACATTGCAATCGACGGTTGGCAGTATGGTAAATCCGTTGTTGAAAACCTCATGATGGATTTAGGAGACGGCGTTTCTCCGCTTTGTATTGTTGACCATGCGCAATACACAGAATTGGAGCTTGAGGGTGCGCTTCCCGTTATATACGCTATAAAGGCCGGCGGTGCTGGCGCGACAGACCCGGATAGTGAAATGGTGCGAAACGCAGAGCTTCAATTCGTCAACCATAACGTTCAGCTACTCACATTCAATAGATACGAGGGTGTGGAAGCCTATAAAAAGGCCCATCGTATTAAAGACGACTATATGGATGCCGTTATAGACACACCATATAAAAAGACAACAGCTCTTGTTGGACAGATTCAGAACCTAAAAAAGGTTCCAAGCGGTGCTGGATTCAGCGAAAAGCGCATTTCAAAGCACATTCAACGCGATAGTTGGTCTGCATTGAAATACGGTTTGAGAATCGCCCAGAGGCTTGAATGGAAGAACCTGATGCGGGCTGAGAAAAAGTCAGATTGGGACGAAGAGCTGAATAAATATCGCGGCAAATCAGAACTGAAAACCAGAAGCGTAGTTGGCACCACGGGCGGCACATTCGGCGGTCGAATGATCGGCGCAAGAAGGGGCGGGAGAATTTCGTAATATGGCAAGAAAAAAGAAATATCGCCTGTTCGCACTTCGACCGGATGAGAGCGGCGTAAAGTGTGCGACCGAAAGCGAGTTTAGCCGCATTACTCCCAAATACGTTCTGATCTATAAATCTGGCAGAAAGCCAGAGAACAGCGTAGAGATAAAGAGTGCAGACCTAGATCGCCTGACTTTGGCTGACGAACAGTGGCTATTTGAGTCAAATCTTAAAATCATTGCAAAAGAAGCAAGGAAGAAGCGCCCGGAAACGGAAGCAAAACTGAACGCAATGGTTGAGAGTTTGCAAAAGGCACTGGAAGAGGAAAGAAAAAAAGAGGAGGGTGCGATTTGAATCGTTTTGCAGAAATGCGGGAAATGCAGTTCTCCTCTTTTCCTCAGATTTATGAAAAGATGCGCCAGCTTTCAAAGCAGTATGGCGATATGTCAACGGGGAGCCTGATTTCCGCTTTTACGAAGGCCACAAGCGGGCAATATTCGCTCGGAAATCCCTACATTCAGAACAGGAGAGTTAAGGAAATATCCTCACTCCCCAGAGATTACAGCAAAGACCAGGTTGTTGAAATGCTCCGCAACCCAAACGGAAACGAAAAGCCGCTGAGAGAGGTTGCGCACACGCTGGAATATACGGCATACCCGCAGTTCCATCTACGAAAAGTATATCAAGAACTTCTGACGTACCACAACTTTATTTCCCCCGCTTATGCAGATGAAACAGATGTTAAGTCTCAGGACTTTTGGCGGGAGTGGAAGTTACTTGAGAAAATCAGAGCTGAACTGAACCCTGCCGATGTGGCACATAAAGCAGCAGGGCAAGCACTCGTCGAAGGGAAGGTATTCTACCACCCGAGAGTGAGCGTAGACAAGGCACACAATTCCGTCAATCATGCGTTCGTTCAGCAGCTTCCGTCTGACTGGACGAAGATTGTAGGATTCAACAACAAGAGCAAATATACCATTGCTTTCAACCTTTTCTATTTTTTGCAACCCGGCGCTGATCCGCTCCAATTCGGAAAATTGTTCTTGCCGTATCTCGACCAATTCAACGACGTGTTGAACATTGCTCCACCCGCCGGAACCGGGAAGGGAATTGTGTACGCTTCAACTCAGAATGTGGCCGTTGACATGAACAAATTCAACAAGATGAGTCAGACTCGCCACCTGAACGGAAATCCAGATGTCTACTATCAAGGCGGAAAATGGTTCTACTGGGTCACACTTCCCGCTGACAGCGTTTTCACATTTGAAGTCGATGACGTGAATGCAAATGTTGTTTCTCCGTTTACTGGGCTTTATATATCAATGCTACAGATAGCTCAGTACGAGCAAATCCAGCTTGAGCTTGTCCAAAACCCGCTAATTGCTCTTATCACCGGCGAGATACCTTATAGAGATGACAACAAGGCCGATGCAGATGATGCATACAAGCTGTCTAATGCAGGTCGGCAACTGTTTGAAGCTCTATGGTATCAGATGATGAGCGAGAACAATACAAGCGGCATTGGCTTGTACATGGCTCCGTTGGAGAACATCACGATGCACCAGCTGGCCGAAGCTCCGTCTGCGACAGAAATAAGCACAAACGGATACAGCTACACCATTGATAAAGCCGGTATGGCAGGAATTATCCCGACAAGCGGAGATACAAGAGCTGGAACAGCAAATATATCCTACGCGATTGAAAGTAAGTTCGCTCAACCGATATACTACTGCATGGAAAACATGATGTGCCGAATCATAGAGGGACTCCACCTTAAATATGATTGGGAGTTCAAAATGTTCGGCTCCCTTGCGACAGACGAGAAGATGGAGGAGGCGTCCAGAACAGGCGCTACGCTAGGCATAATGAGTGACCAACTCACATATCTGGCATTGCACGACAGAAGCCTGTTGAACGATATTTCCATTTCCAGAGCCATAAATGCAAGTGGAATCATGGAGCTGAGAAAGCCGCTTTCAAGTACTTTTGGTGCAAGCAAGGATTCCAGTTCGTCCAATAGCGGTGAGAAAGAAAAAGCAGAATCACCAGAAATTAAGAAATCGCTGAATCCGGGCGGGCGCCCTTCCACAGGAGATGCAGCAACCACGGATGGACAGGAAGGCGATTTAGACAGCGGGGTGTAATATGGCAATTTACTTGACTGCTGATGACCTGCATTGCATCAACCAAGCCTTGAGCAAGGGTGATGATGTGGAGATACGAAAAACACCGGATGGCGTCAAAATCACCGCCAAGTCCGTGAGAACCATAAAGAAGAAGCAGGAGCGAAAACTTCCTAACACAAAATGAACACTATTCCACTCCGCAAACGGGCAGAGTGAAGAGCCAAACGGGGCTGAACTTGTAAGATTTTCTTACAAGTTCAGCCCCGTTTTTATTTCCAGGAAAAGGAGGTGAAAGCATGGCTAAAGCATATGACATTTTCAATTATGATAGCGCCCTATATGGCGTTATGCGAGACCCGACAAGACGTGCCACTCAGGCTTGCCAGAATGCAAACAGGGCGCTAGATACGCTGAAAGAGAGAGTTCTCATCGAGTTTGGACTTCCGAACACATCTGAATACATCCACAATCTCGCCCACTGGTTTCCACCATTCTTTGACAGAATCGGAGACATACTGCATCAACGGCATCTGACACAGGAGTATCCAGAAACACCGGAATATAAGGAACAGCCAGCAGACTTGGACGGAGTTTTCGGAGAGATGATCCGGCTACTAGACGAAGTTCAAAATGCGCTCCATCAATGCGTAGTGACTGCGGATGACAATAACCTATATCCACTAGGCAGACAGTTTGAGAACCTAGAAGCAGATAACTCTAAGCTATATGAGCAAATCTTGTACGCATGGAATATGTTTGACGCTTCCGAGGACAGCGCCACCAGCTACGACAACTGGGTTGCCCAGTATCTACTTAAAGATTGGACTGATGAGCATTGAGCAGATTTAAGATACCGAACCGCGAATACGGGGCGGGCGAACTGAAAGTGCTTCAACGGCTCAATAAATACGAATTTGCCGTAGAGCTTTGGGTCATGCGTGAAGGCCCGAATAGAAACAAATGGGACTACCGCAATATAAGGGAGCACTATCTCTCATTCCGTGGAGCGCCTATCCTGTGCGCCTACGTTGGACGAGAAATAGGAGACGGCCACAATATGCGGGAAACCAGAAACCCCAAGACAGGAGAAAGCTACTACACATTCACAGACGGAACCGCCGAACGAATTGTAGGAACTATTTCCGACGATGAAAAAGACCTATCTCTCGCTGAGAGGGACGGCCATACATGGATTGTAGCCAAAGGACGGCTTTGGTCGTTCTATGCCCCAGAACTGGTTGACAAAATCGTGCGTACAGGGCGCATGGAGGTGTCCGCCGAGACTGAGGTTGAGCCAGGGGAGAAAGACGAAAAAGGAAATGAAGTCTATACGAACTGGACGGGCGTTGGTGTCACGATCCTCGGCGACAATGTACCACCTGCTATTCCGGGTGCCAGAATTGCCGCACTAACCGCAATGCAGAACGAATTTAAGGAAATGAAGCTCCGCGTTGCATCGCTTTCCAGCGAACAAAACAAGCCGAATTCAACCCGAAAAGGAGTGAAACAAATGAGCAACAAGCAGGCAATTTCCCGCCTTGCTTCCAAGTTCGACGGTTATAGGATCGTCGGCCTGTCCGAAGATGGCATGAGAGCCGCACTGGTGGATTCCGCCGGTCGTGCTTACAGCTATACCTTTAATCAGGAGGACGGAGAGGAAATTATTCAGGCTCGTATCAAGCCCGCAAACCTGTCTGCTTTCTATTGTTTCGACGGAGAGGACGCAGATGTTTATGTGGACATTGCAGACATCACAGAGTATGTCGCCGCAAATGCCCGCGCAAAGAGTGAGTCAGACGATGCCAAGATTGCTGATCTCAGCAAGCAGCTCAGTGACGCTACATCCGAGCTGGAAACCATGCGCAAGGCAGAACACGCCCGCCGCATCCAGTCCGTGAAAGATATTCTGAAAGCGACTGTCGCTTCAATTCGCAAAGCCGCCGATGACGAAGACGATGACCCGGCTGATGATGCGGATGAAATCGAGAAGAACGCCGAGGACTACGCTTGCATGGAAGCTGACGGTAAGTTTGTGGGCGACCAGAAGGCCGCACACGACCTGATGGCGCGTTGCATGGAGAAGAAGCTAAAGAGAGCCAATAACTCCCGTAAGAAGGCCTACATTTGGGATTCCGACAACGGCGAAGACGGCGGCTCTGACTCCGGCATTGACGAACTGCTGTCCTTCTTCGATAACAAGTAAAGGAGTGATATAAAATGGCAACTATCGCTAAGACTGCGTTTGAGGTCAAAATCTCCAACCATGAGTTTGACTCCATCGCTAACATTACGGGCTATTTCCAGACCGATGGCGCGGCTGACATTTGCCCTGCCGGTATGCTGTGCATTCGTGACACGCTGACCGACAACGACGGCTATACATCAGTTGGCCCCAGCGATGCAACGGTCACTATCAAGAACATGAACACATGGACAATGAAGGTTGCACCCGCCGCTACTGCCGCTCAGACCGGCATTTATGCTTGCAATCCTTTTGATGTCAACATGATTACCGACCCAGCTACTGGAGCCGTTTACAAGGTCGGCTCCAACACGCTAGGCCTTCCCGCTCCTGCTGGCTACCCCGTCACATTCACCAAGATTGAGTTCAACAACAACAATGTGTACCGATTCGGCGTTGGTAATGTCAACGGGACTGTCACAAACCAGACATTCTTCACGATTGCAAACGGCCTGCTCGTTCCCGCTGCCGCTGCGCCCACTACGGCTGATGCTCCGTACTTCCAGCTTGTCGGAAGCGGCACATTTACCGTTGGAGCCTCTGCTGGATTCGGCTACTACGATCTCCGCGCCTGCAAGACTGTGGCCGCTGCGGGCTAACGGAAAGGAGTGATTTTAAATGGCAATTAACTTTAACAGCATCAATCCTGATGTTTACAACGTAAACTCTGCTGAGTTTAACGGTGTTGAGCGTGAGCGCGCCAATATCGTTGCTATGGGACGCCTTCTGATGGCCGAGCGGAACGGACGCGACCTCAACAGTCTGCGCGCACTTGAGAACAAGGCCGCAGAGTATACCCCACGCCTGTCAGACACCGGTGGAAAGAGCTATGCTGACATGAACCAGAAGATGCAGCGGACTCTGATGCTTTTCTGCGCTAAACGCGCTTGCTCCGCTACTGGCGCCGTGGCTCCTGCCACCTATCAGGACTTCCTCAAGGCGCAGCGCCGCTTTATGAGCGACCGCACTTTCTTGAACACCCTGCAAGGGATTATCCGCGAGGTGGTTACTCCTATCATCCCAACCACCATGAGCAACGCCGTCTCTTGGTTCGCCGAGACAGTTAGCGTTCCTCTGGGCCAGACCTATGAGTTGGATGTTGCCAGCAACGACTTCTTTGTGTTTGAGGATGATTCCTGGGGTGCTTCCCGCTCCAAGCCCTCTAACTACCTCTACAGCCAGCCAATCACCATCAACCCCACTCTGCGCACCGCCAAGTCCACTGTTAAGTGGTATCAGCTGGTCGGAAATAACGCCGATCTGGGCCATGTGTTTAATGCTATTGCTGCTGGTATGTACAGCAAGATTGTTGCTCTGTGGAACAAGGCTATGACAAAGGTTGGAGACACCGGCTCCACCTACGTTCCTTCTGGCCTGCGTTTCACCAACACATCCAAGAACTGGGTTAAGGCCGCCGAACGTGTGAGCATGGTCAACGGCACTCAGTATAGCAATATCGTTGCTATCGGTATGCCTTCTGCTCTGAGCACAGCTCTTCCTTCCGGCATTGTGAACGGCTCCAGCACGAATCTTGACGCGGCTCTGTCTACCATGCTTGGACTGGACTACACCCGCTACGGCTTCATGGGCGAGTACATGGGCGTTCGTCTGCATCCTCTACAGGGCGCTATTGTCCCCGGAACTCAGAACAGCACTGTGACCAATATCGTTCCAGACAACAAGATTTGGATGATGGCCACCGCTGGCTACAAGCCCGTTTATATCGGCCTTGAGGAGGGCGGAGATATTACTATTCAGCTCGACCCCAGCAAGACCGCAGATATGACCATCGACATCATGGTTTCCATGAGCATCGAGGCCGTTCCAGTCTGCGCTTCCAAGATTGCTATTATCACCGTGTGATACGGCACCAGAGGCGGTTATGCCGCCTCTGGATATGCAGATAAGGGTATAGCGCCGGTTCAACTCCGGCGGTCTGCCTACAAAGCCGAAAGCAAGGAGGAATTGATATGGCTAGAGGTGCAAAGACACCAGAAGAGAAGGCTGCTTTCGCTGAAAAGATGAAGGCCGCACGCGCTGAGAAGGCCGCTGAAAAGGCAGCGGCTGAGAAGGAAGCGCAAGAGAAGAAGGCCGATGCGCAACCAGAGAATGCCACAACTAAAGAGCCAAGCGAGACAAATGAATCTCAATCTGCCGAGATCGAATTGCTGAAAAAGCAGGTCGAAAGCCTGATGGCACAGCTTCAGACAAAGCAGACTACGCAGGTTATCAATGTCATGCAGGACACTGAGAAGGTGATTCTGCGCTGGCAAGCGGAGGTTGCGGACGATAACACCGAAATTTTTGGGCCAAACGGTATGTACGGCCAAGTCACAGGCAAAACAGGAAAGGTCATTGTTCCGAAATCTGAGTGGAGCAGATTCTACACTGATTCCGTTCGCTGGAGAATTGATAACCGTTGGCTGATCGTCCTCTCCGGCCTTACCGATGACGAAAGAGAAATTTACCGCTGCAACTACAGGAAAGGTGAAGTTCTGGATGAACAGGCATTCACCAAGCTGGTTGAAATGCGGGATGGCCTTCTGGATATTTTCTCTGATCTGTGCATTCCAAACCAAGAGTTTGTTGCGCAGAGATTCATTCAGGCGTGGTACGACGGAATCATCACGAGCGACGACCGCCAGCTTATCACTAAACTGAACCAGATGAGCAGAGCCGCATACGAAAAGGCCGGAATCCCAGCCTCCGACTATCGCGCAAAAGGAGCGTTTATGCCACTGATCGAGTGGATGAACGCAAAGGAAGTCCAGTAATAGAGGGTGATTGAATGGCAACACAATTTGCAGATGTAATTACCGGGTATGCGCTCCCTGTAATTGATGACGTGCGACTGCAAGAGGAACTTGCTAAAAATCCAGCAGTTCTTTTCCGCAGAATGTCTATATTTTTGACCGTTGCCATTCCGTCACTTAATTACCCGCCTACTCTTGTCCCGTATCTCTTGGATGGTTTAACAGAAGCGCGATATGACGATTACTACTGGGTGGCAGGGGAATCGGAAACGGGAACGGTTATAGAAACCGGTAAAATCGGGTATGAGCTGATGAGTTGCCAACTCAATAAAGCTGCACAAGATGGAACAATCTACTCCACGCCGTACAAACAGGCAAGCTATGACCCGGAAACAGGGGAAGTTACTTTTCCAGCAGGCATAGCCGCTGGAACGGAGTTCCAGATAGACTTCTACTCCGACGGAACGTTTGCAAATGACCTCACACCTAGCATAAAGCGCCTGCTCGGCCTTGCTATCGCTATTGTATGGGACGAGAGATTTACGCGAAACTGGCTGAATATGCAGCAGAAGATACACGACAAGTCCTTTGATACCGTAAACGAGGGTACCTATATGCGAGAATCCTCTAACAGGCTAGAGAAGAACAGAGCAGAGTTCTTCGCACAGCTGCGAAAGTACGAACAGGACTGCGCATACGCTAAGGCCGTGAGCCGCTCAGGCAAGAGGACGGAGTTTGTTTAAAGAGAGGTGATACCTATGTCCAAGATAGACAGCTACATCAAAAGCGCCTTAACTCTGGACAGAAGCATTGCCCGGAACAATAACTCTCCGTCCCAATACTCAGACCAGCTTAACCCGTACCTATATGCAGAGAGCACCGCATTTGTACACCAGTACGCGAAGTACGCCTCTGATTTTTTTACCGTGGAATCTCAAGGGCTGAATCCGAATGATTTCTTCGACTGGGTTAGCACAAGGGCGAGAATGTCAGATACTTCTACGGCGACCGCTGCTACAACCAAACTGGTAGATGACTTCAAGATGATCCTGTTTGAAAATCCATCTATCCTGTACTTTCCAATCGGCGCCAAGCTGAAAGCAATGGGGTCAGTGTGGATTTCAGTCAACCCGCAGAATATTTCCGCGCCAACCGGATCAGGCCTTGTTCAGCGGTGCAATAGCGTCTGGAACCATCTTGATTTTTACGGGAATATCCTATCTGAGCCAATATGCCTAATGAAAGCCGCTGAAATGGCAAATGACAACGACGAGCAGCGGCTCACACTTATCACGAAGGGCTATATGGATGTGCTGTGCCAATACAACAGCCAAACAAAGCAACTAAACCAAAACAGCCGCCTGATTTTAGGGTCAAGTGCTTTTTCGATCACAGGATATACAGACTATATTCAAGAGTTTACAGGCGACTACAACAGTGTGCATATATTGAGATTCACTGTACGTTACATGGAGCCAAATGAGACTGACGACATGGTTAATCATGTGGCTGGGGGCAAGCTGTTCAGCTGGAAAATCTTGATTGATGGCACACCGACAATAGCCACGGGGACAAAGGAGACATTCACCGCATCATCAATAAGGCGCGGTGAATCAGTCGTAGCTACGTCCGAAAATCCAATTTCATACATATGGGAAAGCTCAGATGAAAGCATAGCCACTGTAGATTCAAACGGAACTGTGACTGCGATTTCACCCGGAACCTGCACCATTACCGCCACGCTAGAGCAAAATAAAAAAATTTCCTCAAGCGTGCTCATATCAACATATATTTCAACGTATCTGCAAGACTCCGAAGGAGAATACATCTTGGATAGTTCCGGTGAAAAAATCGAAACCGTGCTTTCCGGCCAGCAACCGCCCGCAATATCTGAACTTAAATTTACTACAGAACCTCCAACGGTTTTATCCATGTTTGATTCTGCAACATTAAGTGTGGCGCTCTATTCGGATGGTGTTCCGCAGGATGCAGAAATTTCTTGGGACTTATCCGGGGCGCCGAAAGAATCTTACAAATTCTTAATACCGAACCAAAACAGCATCAAAATAACCTGCTTTAGGGGTTCGGAAACTCAGCTCCAAATCAAAGCGAGCACTGGAGAAAAAGCAATAACAACCGCCATTAGACTTATAGGGATGTGATGAAATGGAAAAATGTAAATTTGCGTTCAGAAAACCGGGCGATGCAAGCATTCACTGTGAGTTGCTTACAAAATACAACGCAAGCCAATGTGCCCACCAGTATTACTGCAAGCGCAGTCGCCGGTGGGAGGCAAGCCCACAGTCAAACACCTGTCCTATCAGGGTAAGAGAACTCGAAAATTCCACGAAAAAGGAAGGAAATGAAGATGGAATTCGTAAGACTGCAAAAAGAGGACATAAAGTCAGCAACTGACTACCTGCCAATGCTTGAAAAGCACAAGTTCCTCACACTTGCCGCCGCAAATTGTATTGAACGCATTTCGGTCAGTTTGGAAGAGCCGGATGAGTATAGTATGCCTATGCCGGACTACTACAAAGAAAATCAGGCTAAAATGCACCGATACCTAATGGGCGCGTTCGTCAAGCTATATCTAAAAAAAGAATTTGAACCAATCGCAGGTGATGATTACCTGATGTCGCAGGATGATTTCGACCGCTGGGCGGGCGGTCATGTTTTCAATCAGATTGACCGAGCCAAGAAAGACACTGAACTCAAGGACAAGTGCTTTGATATTCTGGAGGACTATAACAATCTGCGCCGGATGTTTTACGCAGAAGTTCACTCACTCCTAGCCACGATGAACGACCCGTGCCAGCGCATCATGGCAATGCTTCAAATGCAAGGAACACCCGAAAATGTAAGCAAAAGTATTGAGGAAGTGGAGCGTCTGAAAAAGGAATGGGAAGCAGCAAGAAAGCAAGTTGGTGATTCTTATGCCGCCGCAAGTGCCATTTGACTCCCCATTTTATCCGTATGAGAAAATCCAGACCGGGTTTTCTGGATTCAAGGGAGCTGAACAAATCCCGTATAAAATCATACAGTATCTCCTTGACCTGCCAGACGCAAATGGTTATGAGCCAGCAGACGACAATACAAGGCCAAGAGTCCGGCTAATGAAGTACCTATGGTACGACGGTGCGAATCCTCTGGAACATTCGCTTCCTACTCCCAAAGAGAAATTGTCCCTGCTTTTCAATGGTGACGAACCGGTTCTGAATACCGATGAACTCAAAGCGAAGCACCCTAAAGGCTACCGCATATTCCCACAAGTCCTCTGGGGACAGAGCCAGAAGGACGCACAAAGCACCCTAAAAATCTACATGGACAGGTCTGTTGCCATCACTGACTTCAAAACAAGCCTTGGGATCACATTTGAAATCATGACCAATGCCCATACAGATAGCAATACACGCACAGATGCATATTCAAGGACATATGACATGGAGCAGTGCCTCCTAGAAGCTCTGCACGGTGTGAACATTGCGGGTGTCGGCGTCCTTGACTTCGCCCGTGGCTCTCACGGAGATGCGGGAAGTAACGCCATATACGACACATCCGGCACGAATGTAGGCCGCGAACTGCATATGAGTGTCCTTTGGATGGATAGCAACGCAGGAGCGACAAATGCCTATCAGTAATGATCTGGGGAAGGATGAAGGAAGTTGAAACTCCCAGCTCAATATATAAAAGCTATCGGTCGATATGAACCAATTAGGTTCGGAGACGTGGTAGCATACCCTATCTTGATGGACGAATATGAAGAATTTCTGTCCGCAAAGCCAGCGATTGAAGCAATGCAGCAAACATTTAAAGTTAGATACGCTGTCAAGCCGCTTCTCTCCGCTCTGTATGCAATGGACATGGATTCGGTCTTAGGCGGAGAACCGCCACTGGGGTTGTTTAATTGCGCACTTGCATTCTTAGCACTCTCCTTACGGCTTGGGAGAGGAAAGAGCTTGGAGGAGCGCGTTAGGCAATTTCGGTTGATGTACTCCCAAGCAGACCCTACCGATCTCCAACGCATAGCATATACTCAAACAATCAACGGGAAGGAACAGGAAATTTCTATATCCCCTGTCCTGTTTTCCGAGATGCGCCCTGTACTCGCAGCTCAGAACGGGATAGAGCTTATAGATGAAGCGGATAACCCTGAACTAATTCAAGCAGAGCGAGACATTACAGAGTTGAATTGCCCGCCAATGAAGCAAGACATCTACGCTGCCATTTCTACGGTCGCCACATTTTCACACTGCGATGAGTCAGAAATAAATTCATGGCCAATCTTAAAGTTCGATTATAGAAGAAAAGCCATTCAGCGCAGTCTCGATTACGTCATATGCTCCATCAATGAGGGAGCAGGGTGCAAGTTCAAGGGCGGCAACCCGTGTCCAAGTCCTTTCTTCGATAAACTAAAAACAAGCAATAGCGGCCTTATGGCCTTGTCCAGCTTCGCCGGAGGACAAGGTGAAAAGGCGGTTATGCAACAGATGGCGACCGGTACTCAAAATGCACCGCCGCCGGAATTTCAACAGAAGGAGTGAAATAAATGATCTCTTTTAGCGACAAGCTACTCTATGTGAAGGGCACCTGCTCTGCTCTCTGCTCCGATCCCGTCACAGGCCAAGTGCTGTATTACAGCAACAAGTTTCAAACCGGAAATGTGGAGTCCAGCGTAACTCTGGGCGATATTCGCGCCGGACTTGGCAATGCTATTGCTGCCATTATCCCATCTGACTCTGCGCTGAACGTCAACTTTGTTGCCGCAGACTTCTCCCTGTGGGCAAAGGCGGCTCAGGTTGGTGCCGCACTCGGCTATAATGCGGTGGTTCCTACCTGCCAGGTCGTGACAGCCAATACCACAAGCCTCAAAATCGACGTTACAGACGGAGCACCTACCGCTCAGTATGGCTACAGTAACGCTTTCTGCCAAGTGCAGGAGGTCGGAAAGCCCTCTCCTATCGCCACGGGCGGAACGCAGTACAGTATCTCCCCGGAGGGAACCGTTGCCGGATTCACGGCTACTCTTGGTACGAAGTATAAGGTGTGGTATTTCGTCAACCGCGCTTCCGCGCAGGTTGCGGAGCTGTCCACCATGTTTGATCCTCGCGTCGTTCACTTCACGGCTCAGATTGCCGTTTATGCGAACGACGTCTCCGCTTCTGAGTCTCAGGGAACCCGCGTTGGATGGCTATATGTCATCGTCCCTCGCATGAAGATGAACGGAGCCGGAACCATCACCGGCGATCAGAGCAATCCAGATACAACCAGCCTGACCGGTCAAGCCATTTCGTTTGATACCGATACGGTTTCCGCTGAATGCAATGATTGTTCCTCCGGAACTCTGGCCTATTACATCTACTGCCCGGATAATGCCACAGCAGAGAACGTGGTCGGCCTAGCTGTCGTGGGCGGCGTTGTTTCCGTCCCACAATCTACCAGCGCTCAAATCCCTGTTCGCTACGTCATGGCTGATGGCTCTCTGGTGACTCCGGCTTATAGTGCTCTGACCTACAAGCTAACTAGTCCCCCTTCTGGAACCAATGTTTCCGACTCAGGAGTGATTACCGCTGGGGCCACTACCGGCACCTGCACTGGAACAGCCACGTTTAACTCTATGCAAACGTCCTTTAGCGTATCCGTGGTCTAACCTCAAAGTCCCCGTCCCTTCGAGGGACGGGGACAATCACAAGCCTGCGAATTTTCACTGACTCGTTGGTTTGTGATTGATATTGTGGAGGTGTTCGTATGGCAGATAATATGGTTTTCTGCAACGAAACGCTGGAACAGGATATATTGCAGTTCGAGCAGAAGTGCAAAGATGCATTCTTTCAAGCCATGCCAGCACTCGCACAGGACATTATAGACACCCTATCATCCCATATCCAGACGGATGTATATGATGCCTATACTCCAAAATCCTACAAGCGCCGCAAGGATAACCCTGATCTCGGAACATCAATCAGCGACATCAAAGGCTCTGGAATGGGTAGCTATGGGCGCGACAATGTAACTATTACCTATATCCCGGACGGCTCACATCCGCAATGGGAGAATCCGAAAAGCGGTGATGATTTGATCCGCAGGATTGAAAGCGGAAGCGGCTATGAATGGCGCAAACATCCCGGCGCAAGGCCGTTCTTTAAAAACACGACCGAAGAACTATTTGATGAAGGCCGCGCAGAGCAATTCTTCATACAAGCCGTCAATGCCGCAGAGCCAAATCTCGGCATTGATTATGGGGACGATTTCGATATTATACGAGATTCAAACGACTGGAATGGTTAAAAATCGCGCAGAAGGGCGGTTAGCATAAATGGCAAAAATCGTAGTCAAGACCCAACTTGATAACTCAGAGTTTACCAAGCAAGCGCAGCAGCTTCAACAGGAACTTTCAAAGCTAAAATCAACACCTGTTAAACTGAGTGTAGATACCGAAGGAATCGACTCAAAGGCCGTTTATGCTATCGCCCGCCTGACTAGGGCGCAGGCTGAACTTCTCGCACAGCAGACAAAAGCTCAACAAGTAAACGCAGCGGCACAGAGAACGGAAACAAGCCTAGCTAAAGCGAAAGAAGCCACTGCACAGGCTACAGAAAGACGGATAGCCGCCGAAAAGAAGCTGGCTCAGGAACAACAGCGTAGCGCAACACAAGCGGCTATGCAAGCCACAGAGACCCAGAAACAAGCTACTGCGCAAGCCCAACTCGCCCTCCAGCAGGAAAAGACGTCCACTCAGACTGCGCGACTGGCCACAGAACAGCAAAAAGGCGCTAATATAGCCGCAAAGGCAACTTCTCAGGCTAACGAAATGACAAGCGCCAGCAACCGCATGAGCGAGAGTTTGCTTTCGTCAGCTGCTGCTATGGCGAAATGGCAAATTCTAGGTAATATTGTCGGCTCGGCAATTCGCTCTTTCAAGGATGCCCTCTCCACAATGAAAGAGGTCGATAGCGAATTAACCGTAATCAAGAAGGTGACGGATGCCTCCGAAGATCAGCTTGCCGCAATAGAGCAGCAAGCGTATAAAACAGCTTCCGCATACGGGGTTGCAGCCGATAGTTACCTATCTTCCGCCGCTGATTTTGCAAGAGCTGGCTACAAAGAACAGTCTGAATCTCTTGCCGAACTAGCTGTAAAGACACAGCTTGTCGGAGACGTTGACGCAGAAACCGCGAATCAGTTCCTACTTTCTCTTGATGCTGCCTACCAGTACAAAGGCTCCATAGAGCAACTGAGCCGCGTCTTGGATGGCGCAAATGAAATTGACAACAACTACGCCACAAGCATTCAGAAAATAGCGGAAGGACTGGGCAAAATCGCCCCTATCGCTTCTCAGGCTCATGTTGGCGTAGACGAGCTTTCTGCTGCAATCGGCACAATTACCGCCGTAACCCAGAGAAGCGGCACAGAAGCCGCCACAGCCCTTCGTGCCCTGTTTCTGAATATCATTGGTGACACAAAGACCGAGATTGAAGATGGTGCAACATGGACTGCCGGAGAAATCGCCGGACTTCGTGACGTCTTGAAAACCTACGCCCCAGAAGCCGTTAAGGCAGCAGAAGCGACAGGTCAAGTCATTAACCCGATGGAGGCAATTGGCGGACTGGCTCAATCCTTTAAGGATGGACTGCTGACCGAGCAGAAGTTGATGGAGATGACTTCTGACATCGGCGGCAAGCTCCGCACGTCCCAGCTCCTGGCTATTGTCGAAAACTGGGATATGTATGAGAGTATGCTGTCTTCCTTCTCCGACTCCGTTGGAAGCGCCGATAAGGAAGTTGAGAATGCTCTTGGTTCCTGGGACTCAAAGGTAAATATCCTCAAAAATACATGGACTGAGTTTATACAGCAGACGGTAAACACGGACTGGATTAAGAAACTGCTGGACGGCCTGACAAGTCTCATCAAATATACCGGTGATCTCGGAAATGCCCTTATCATTGCGCTTGCCGTATTCACAACTATAAAAGCAAAATCAATCGTCGGTTTTTTTGAAAATCTTGCCGTTCAATTCTCCCTTCTCAAGATGGAGGCTGCGGATGCCGGTGGCGGCGTGAAGGGATTTTTCTCTGTATTAACATCCGGGGCTGCTGGTGCTCAAATCGCTATGGGTGCTCTGACTGCCGTTATTACAGGCGTAATTGTCGCCTATAATGCTTACAAGCAGCACCAAACAGAACTGCGGGAGGAAGCCACAGAAGCGGCAAAAGCCGCAAATGAGGAAATTTCCTCGCTTGAGGATTTGCGCCAGCAGTATGTCGAAATTATAGACAGCACAGATGACGAAGCCACAAAGAATCAAAAACTGACAGAATGGAAAAAGCAGCTTGTCGAGCAATACGGCTTTGAAGAAGAAGCCCTCAGAAACATCAACTCCGAACGGCAAAACACTCTTGACCTGCTTGACTCTGAAATCGCTAAGAAATCTGCCACGGCTTGGGGAGAAATACAAAGAGAGTACGAAAAGGCACAGGGCGCATATCAAAAAGCGGGTCAAAAAGAAACCTCTCTTGCGGGATTTACCATTTCGGAATCAGACCTACAGCTTCTTGGCAAATACAAGGACGAGGTAGAAGAGCTTGGCGTTCTCTTCTCGGATGCTGGCGATGGAAGCTATTTCATCGGCGTTCAGCAATTCGATGATGTGCAGAAGGGCTATGATAATATCATGGCCGCACAAGTCAAGCTGCGTGAAGCATCAGAGCAGACCGGGAAAGGTATATACAATAGTATTGCCGAAGCACTTATTCTAGATGCGGACCGTAAAAAGAAAATCATTGACGAGTACGGTGAAATATACGAGGAAGGAAACAAAATCTTTGCTCAGTATGATCTAACCAACAATCGTTCCAATGATATTCTGACCGTAGATTCTCAAGATAAATATGATGCGCTGACAGAATCCATCAAAAACAGCGTCACGAATCTGCAAGTTCAAGAAGCAGAGCTGGAACTGCTGGCTCAGATGTTCCCGGAATTTAGCGGCGCAGTTGATGATAGCACAAACTCCCTAAACAGCAATACAGACGCTCTCAGTGATACTGCTGACGCAATGGATGCACTCAGCGAGGAGTCTCAGGCGCTTGAGAAAAACCTAAAATCCGCCGGAGATGCGTTTTCTGAGTTTGAGAAAAACGGACAGCTCTCATATTCCACGCTGGCCGACATTCAGAGCGCATTCAGCGATGTTGACGGTATCAACAATTATATAGATGCACTCAGCCAAACCGGAATAACCGCGTCAGAAGTGCAAAGCATTCTGGGTGAGCTTGTCACAAGGAAGGTCGAATCCTCCTACACGACGGAACAACTGGCCAATGCTAACGTAAATCTTGTAGCGGCAATGCTCGATGAAGCCGGAGTAGCAAACTCCCTTGAAGTCGCTACAGACATGGTTGCGGCGGCGCAGGAAAACCTTGCTCAGAAAACGTATGAAGCGCAGATTGCGTCCTATGATAGCGTCACAGCGGCGGTTGAATATGCAAATTCCCTATATGCAACAGGCCAAGCATCGGATGATACATACGACTCCCTTATAAACCTGGTTGCAGAACAATCTATATTCAACAACGCTTCACTTGACGTATCTCAAAAGTGCCAAGCTCTAGGCGAAATGGCAAACGCCGCTTACGATGCCGCATATGCTCTGGAATACGCAATGCAGTATCAGCTTGTCGCAGACAGGCTCAACAGCAACCAGTTCATGACCGATGCGGAAAAATCCGCATCCCTGTCTGGTCTGATGAAATCATGGCAAAAGAAGAATCCAGCGGTATACAAGAATGGCGCTAATTCGAGCGGAGGCGGCGGTGGAGGAACAACCCCTAGACGTCCAGTCACCTTCAAGTCGATTGGAGGGTCAAGCGGTGGTTCCAGCAGAAGATCGAGCGGCGGGGGCGGCTCAAGCGGAGGCGGGGGCGGCTCAAGTGGCGGCTCTAGTGCATCATCCTCATCTTCTTCCGACCCGCAAAAGGAAGCGCTGGAAGATAGAATCACACTGCTACAAAGTGAACTCAAACTTCTGGAAGCGCAGAATGCCCCTGTTTCTCAGACTGTCGCAAAGCGCAGAGAAATTGCCAACGCGCTCCAAAATGAAATAGATTATCTTCGCAGTATCGGCGGATCGCAAACAGAGATCAATAATTTGTGCGTCGAGTGGTATGGTGTCCTTGATGATATTAAGGATATGGAAGATGACCTATGGAGTGAACTGAAAGATAGCATTTCAGATGCTATGCAGGCCGCTTCTGATGCAAAAGATGCCGCAATCGAAAAAATCAAACAGGAGTACGAAACAGAAAACGACCTGCTTGAAATTGACGAAAAGCGCAAGGCTGTCTTGGAAGCACAAAACGATCTTCTTGAAGCACAGAATGAGCGTACAGTCCGCATATACAACGCCGCAACAGGGCAGTGGGAATGGGTCTCAGATGCCAGCAAGGTAAAGTCTGCGCAAGATGCGCTATCCGATGCGCAAAAAACGCTTTCAGACGCAGAAAAGGACGCAGAAAAAGAATCTAGAATCCAGAAAGTCGAAGATGCTTATAACGCCCTTGAAAAGCAATGGAAAGACCTTCAAAATGCCAGTTTTAATTCCAGCAGCACCAGGGATGCGCAAGCAATAATCGCTGACATTTTGAACAATTTCGGATCATCGTCCGCTACCAACAAAGTAAATCAGGTCAACGCTCTCTTGAACGCACTAGGCGCGTTTGAAAGCAAGACCTATGATGATGGCGGAATTTTGTACGGAATGGGCGGAATTAAGGCAACTCCGCAAAATGAGGTCGTGCTGAACCCGAATCTTACATCAAAACTGCTATCACCCGTTGCGGATGACGTTTTCAGGAAGCGGGTTGCGGAGCTTGGCTATCTGTATGGAGCAAGTAACGATATACCAAGAAGTGTCGTGCAAACATCCTCGAGCCGCATAAGCAATGTGACGAACAATGGCGGTCCATACTACCTAAACGGTATAAAAATTGGAGAGGATGCAGCGCGAGGACTCACGCTAGAACAGCTTGCAAAGCAAATGCGCACACTATCTCTTTATAACAACTGAGAGGGGGCAAGTGAAGAATGCTTTTTCAGCCCACAAATATATTTCCAAGCCTCACCGGAGGGCTTGGAAATGGCGTTGCGGATGTCAATTCCGACCTTACTGTTTCATGGCAAGTAAACGGAAACACGCCTATGACATCGTTTCAAATTGTAATTTACAAAAATGACGCAACCTCCACGAAGCTCTACGACACGGGCACCCTTACGGATGGATGCCCATTTCACGGAATCAGCTACACAGGAGAGATTCAATTTTTCAGCTATACGATTTCTCACGATGCGCTGTATCAGGCCGGAGTACGGAACGGGGGAGAGTATAAGCTCGTAATAACGCAATCATGGGATGGCGGTTCAGTTACGCAGAGCGCCGCATCGGCCTTCCACGCAAAGGAAACTCCGGTCATAAAAATTGCAAAGTTTCCACAACAAATGCCGTTTTCAAAATATACTTTTGAGCTTGAATATCCAGATAATTCGGACCCGCTGAACTGGATGCGCTGGAGGGTTGCTACATGGGATAACACCTCAAATGAGCCAAGCGAAATCCTTTACGATACAGGAGATATATTTGGAGCTTCCGATCTCAGGTGCTTCTACGACGGTTTTCTTACGGGAATAACCTATGCAATAGCCTGTGATGTTGAGACTGTATACGGAGTCCAGACCACCACGGGATGGAATACGTTCATTGCGTCATATACTTTGCTAGATTACCCAGGAATTGTTACAGCAAAACGAATCTGCGGGCATACCGGAGTATTGCTGTCCTGGGATAAGCTGATTTACATTCCCGGAAATATCAGTGGAGACTACATCCTCAAAGACGGAACCCTGGAATTAAGCGAAGGCGCAAAAATCTATTGGGATCACGTCAACGGAAGTCAGATGAGCTTCCCAATACCATGGACATTTTTATTCCGTGGAAAACTCTCTGAAATTCCGGGTGAAATAAGTCTCTCTACGAGAAACTGCGACATATCCCTATCGCTTGCAAACGCAGACGGATTTACTTATATTCAAGATTCTTCCGGAAATGATATATTGGATAGCTCTGGCAATAAAATTGAAGCTAACGCAGCTGGCTATACTCTCTTTGTGGCAAAAATAAACGGAGAAATCGTTTCATCCACCCCGATTGCTCAGAGTGGTTACGTTGACCAGATTGCCGTGACACCGAACAAACTTATCTACACAACCGTAGAATTTTCGGGCGGCCTATTTCCAACTTCCACTCTCTATCCATCGAAGGAGCTATACCCAAAGCCAACAAGTGAAATAATAACTAGCACCTATACAATAGATTTGTCCTACACGCAGACCGAGTTGACTAAAATTTCTGTTACAGGTCCAGTCCTGTGTGACTATCTATGGGTAGTTGGCATAAACGCCGACGGAAGCTACATATCGAATATCTTTTCAAACGCTTCCTTTGAACCGTCGTTTGATAATAAAGACACGCTGTTTGCAGCTAAGTTTGAAAATGAACTCGGAGCCGGAAATGTCCCCGGACTATCTGCTGACTTGACCGGCATTGCGGTTTACCGCAGAACCGGGGCGAGTGGTACTTTAAAACGAATAGCGGATATGCCACTGTCACAATCCTCTGTTGCTGATTTTTCCGTTTCCTCTCAAATGGATTACACATATTACCTATACCCTTATGGCGCGATGCGAATTGAAACCACACCTCTTACAAGCAAAACAATCAACATATGCTTCTGGGACTGGGCTATTTTGGAGTGCGCAGAGGATAGTTTAGGTGTATTCCATGTGGTCAGTGAGTATTTGTTTGGTAAAAATCTTTCCAGCGGCTCTATCTCAAACAACAATTCCCCTAACATCCTAGAGAACTTTACGCAATATCCGCTAGTGCAGCTCAGAAACGCAAATTATATGAGTGGCACTCTGTCAAGCCTAATCGGAATAATCAGAGATTGCGAGTATAGTGATACGATCGCGCAAAAGAACGCAGTATACGCTCTCTCAACCTCTCAAAATGCACTCTTTTTAAAATCTAGAAAAGGTGATATTTGGAGAATTAGGATAGCTGGAAACATCCAAATGGACACAATGGACGACACGAAACAGCAGGCGCAAACCGCTTCTATTCCGTGGGTTCAGACTGCCTCGGCGGAAAATTCTGCAATCATTTCCACACCAAACGAAAACTTCTTTATAAACGCTTTATAACCACGAAAAGGCAGGTAAAATAGGGTATGAGAAGCACAAGAACCGAACAGTATATCTCCTATCTTAACGCCCTAAGACGTCCATTCAAAAAGATGTGCCGACTCAGGTTTTTAAATTCTGATGGGAGTACAGCGTTTTCCATAGATAATAACACGCACAACAAAAGAAGTTCCGCTTTTATTCAGGACGGAACACTAACCGTAAACCTCCAAAACGGGCAGCGTAGGCAAGCCAATATTACCCTGTCCAACCTGGACGGCGCATACGATTATAATATCAATTCTCTATGGTTTGGACAGGAAGTAGCCATAGACGAAGGATTAGTCCTCCCGGATGGTACGGAATATTACATTCCGCAGGGTGTTTTTTTGATTGAAACGCCGACAGAAAACTACAGTCCGGGAGTCAGAACTGCACAGTTGAGTCTCATAGACAAGTGGGCTAATTTAGACGGAACTCTATTTGGAAATTTAGAGGGAACCTATCAAGTTCCTGTCGGAACGAATATTTTTTCCGCAATTCAGGGCATCCTAAACCTAGATAGGGGAAATGGAATTGCGCTCGATAGCATATCTCCTATATTTACGGAATATTATAACGGCAAAACGCAGTTACTTCCGACCGGTAGAACTGCAAATTTAACCGATACCCCGTACACACTCAAAGTTGACAGCGACAGTGGAACCTATGCAGATGTTATTCGGGGTCTTTCTGATATGATTAACGCTTGGATAGGATACGATAAAACAGGCGCGTTACGGGTAGACCCGTCTCAGGATGATATTCTGGACACGGATAAGCCGGTTTTATGGCGCTTTTCTCCGCAAGAAGTTGACTTCTTAGGCGCTACTTATACCGTAAAAAACACGGAGGTATACAACGATGTAATAGTGATCGGGGAGTCTCTGAGTGACTATACGCAAGCCGCAGGAAGGGCTACAAACATAGATCCATCCAGCGACACGAACATTTATACCTCACTCGGAAAGCGAACTATACGCCTGAGTTCCAGCGGGTATTACACGAAACAGCAATGCGAAGATTTGGCTGTATGGAAATTGAAGCGCATGAGCGTACTGCAAAAAAGTGTATCTATATCATGTGGACAGCTTTTCCACATAGAGGAAAACAATTTGGTTGAAATCCAGCGCACAGATAGGCCGGGAGCGCCGGTTGAACGACATCTTGTTATGGGATTCAGTCGTCCACTCAGTCAAACGGGAGCAATGACTATATCCGCAGTATCTGTCAATGATTTTGCAACAGCGACGGTCACAAGTTGGCCGCAATAAGGAGGACACATAATGCCGACCATAAACGGAAAGTACACCAATCCCGGATGGGTCAACAACTCCGCTCCGGCATTGGACGCTGATGAGCTTAACGCAATGTCGAATGCCATCGAACAAAACCAAGAGAAACGTGGAGTGCAAATTGCATCACAAACGGCGTCTCAATATCAGTTTTCATCTATAAGGTATGCTCCAGAAAATCCGACATACCAAATAAATGCAATCGCCTACGGAGAAAACAAAGGGTTATGCGCCTGTATCAGCGGTTCCGTTTTGTACTACAACATAAACGGTATCGACTGGGTGAAGCGTATATTAACCCCAGCGGTAGTGTCCGGGAATATGTACGATATAACGTATGCAAATGGTTTGTTTGTGTCCGTAGGGGACAATATCATGTCTGCGGAAACGCCGGATGGTAAATGGACTGCGCATACCAAGCCGACGAACGCCGGAACCATGCGGGCCATCCGCTATATTTCCGGTTCTTGGGTAGTGGCTGGCGATGGTGGAATTTTTACGTCATCAGACCTAAATACATGGAGTCAGACAAATGCCGAATCTTGGAAGGACATGGACTCCGATGGAACCACCCTATATGCGATTAACTCCAGCGGGATTAAGACATCATCCAATGGTAGCGTGTGGTCTAATTTTTCAGCCACTAGAAGTGGAAGTAAAATCTCCATTTCGGAGGAAGGAGAAATCTTCATCGTGGAGATTCAAGATGAAGACATGAGTACAGCTGCTGTATATTCTCCATCTACCTCAAAGTGGGTAGACTACTCCATCGGCGGGACCTCCTCATCAATCGTGAATGGAACTGTCCTGAATTCAATCCCATACTTGGTTGTTGACGTCACCGACCCGGATGACGGTACAGTTTCGACCATAATTAAGTACGCCACATCATCAAGTAGCATTCAGACTGCAAAAATTTACGGTTACGCGCCAACAAAACTGAGCTGCATTTGCACGCTTAATAACGAGCTGTATCTTGGTGGACCATACGCAAATATCATAACGCAAATCCAAAATGTAACGCTATCCGATCCAAGCGGTCACGGAATCATACCTGCATTTTTCGGAGATCAACCGCTTGCCGACTATGTCACAAGCGTAAAAAAGTACGCCGTAGGGCAGACCGGAGGCGGCGGAGACGGGCAAAGGTATTGGATTGTTCGCACATACGCAAGTGGAACCAGAGAGATGTACCTCGTTGGCTCTTATAGCGTAACGAGTGGAAGTGCGCAACAACTCCAAATACGAGTTGGTTTCCCGTCTGAAATTAAAGGAGCTGGCGTGGATAACACTCTCATATTCGCGTCTATATCTCCATCGACACAAGACATCGGAATCAAAAACGGAATCAGTTGTTGCGCAGAATACTATGAGTCGTCGCTCGGTATTCCAACTATAACAGTTTACATATCTGTTAGTTCAGGTAGTTTAAACCCGTCTCAGGGTAGGTTCTGCATACATATTATTGGCTCCGAACTTTAAGGGAGGGCTTTCAAATGGATCAACCAATTTCTCGCGCCGAACACGAGGAGTTCAAAAGGCGACTCGAAGAAGAAAACAGACGTCAAGATAAGCGTCTATCCCTCCTTGAAGAAAGCATAAGCCAAGTCACGGGCATTGCCGTCAGCGTTGAGAAGTTAGCGCAAAGCGTGCAGGCGATGTGCAAGGAGCAAGAAAAGCAGGGTAAGCGGCTTGAACGCCTAGAAGGTCGTGACGGTGAAATGTGGAGAAAAGTCTTGAGCACCGCCATATCCTGCATTGTAGGAGCTGTGGTTGGCTACGCATTATCAAAAATAGGAATTTGAGAGGTGCTACCAAATGCTTTGCCAGAACGTAGTGAAGAAATACTGGCTTGCCCTGATTCGCCAAGCCGAAACGGAAAGCACAATCAGAATCTACGCAGAAACGGAAGCCGCCGCTAGGCTCATAGCACAAACATACGGTGATGTTCTTTCGCTTTCTGAAATTGATTGCGAGGATGTGATTTGATGTGGCGACAAAAGATGACCTGACCTCAATTGCAGAGTATGTATGGCGCTACATATCCCCCAAAATAGAGGAACGCCTCGCTCATAACGTCCAGTGGTACAGAGCGAAGGTTACTCAGGCCGCGAAAGATGACAGAATATCAATCCAACGGCCATTTGACGAGACGGAGCAATCCATTCCTTACCTTGCCTCCATGGCGTCCGCGAATGCCGGGGACGAAGTAACGGTATTCTCATTCGGGGGGACTTCCGGGGGCAATAACGACAATAGCGTAATTGTCAACAACGGTTCTTTTAACTATTTCGCGCAGGACTTTGTGGCCGAATCTGGCACATCAGGCGATTGGGAGTACATTAAGTATGCCTCCGGCCTTGTCATGATGTGGTGCAACGTGACAGCGGAATATTCTGCCGCATCCGTACTGGAAAAGTGGGTGAGTTACCCGTTCACCCTGAAAGCGGGCGTAGCGGCCTTCGGAACGCTGGAAGGTGTCGGGAGCAATTCCGGTGCGGCGCTCGGCTGGAATGTGAAGGTTGTACCGCAGGGCGATAACAAGAACGCCCGCGTCTTTGTGCATAACCCGTCTGGAAGTTTCGGAGGCGCAGATGCACTCACCGTGTCCGTGCTGGTGCTTGGACGATACGAGCAAGAAAATCAAGCATACATTGTCGGAACAGCCACCGTCGGTACCGTCATTACGGCAGACCAGTTAAACGAGATCGAGGAAAGCAATTACAGCACAGACAGCAAAATTGCCGCTGTAAAGGAGGTTATGAGCAAACAGTGAGCTACACAAAGAAAATATGGAAAACCGGAGACGTGATAACTGCGGAAGCGCTGAACAATCTAGAAGAGGGCGCAAGTGCAAATGCCTCCGCCATTGCGGAGATCGAAAAAGAACTACCCTCTTATGTCGGAGCAGATGTACCGCGCAAGGCGGCGGAAACCATCACGCCCGGCACGGAAAATCAGACGATCGCCGCGAACCAGTATCTCACTGGTGCTCAGACTATCGAAGGTGACGGAAACTTGAGCGCCGGAAACATCAAGAAGGGTGTGTCCATCTTCGGGGTATCTGGAACATTAGAAACTGGAAGCACAGGGACTGACACCAGCGACGCCACCGCCACGGCAGGAGACATTTTGTACGGCGAGACAGCTTACGTCAGAGGCGAGAAGGTGACGGGTACCATAAAGAGTGTGAGTGCCGCAACAATTACGCCAGGAACCGAAAACCAAACTATCGCGTCCGGGCAATACCTTGCAGGCGCGCAGACAATTATGGGGGATAGTAGCCTTATTCCAGCGAATATTAAGAAAGGCATATCTATCTTTGGCGTAGGCGGAACCGCAGAAATGGACACCAGTGACGCAACAGCAGAAGCGGGTGACATCCTAAGCGGGAAAACAGCCTATATCGCAAGCGGAAAGGTAACGGGAACTCTGCGCACCTCCACTCGCTTGTTGTACGCTCCATATGGCAGTAGCAGTGGAGACGCCACTGTGTCGGAAACGAGCTACACACCACCGGTCGGCAGCTCGTTCAAGAAAATCTTTGTCAAGGCTCCGTCCGTAACATCCACCAGTGGAAAAACCGTCATAGATGCATCGAATGTCGAAATTGGGGTAGAGGTGGACTGCTACGACTTTGGAAATGCCGTTGCCGCGAACGTACTGTCCGGAAAGACGTTTACCGCCTCTCCCGGCCTGAAGGTCCATGGAACAATGGCATCTAAAGAAGCTGAAACCATTACTCCCGGAGTAGATGACCAGACCATAGCCGCGAACCAGTACCTCGCCGGAGCGCAGACCATCAAGGGCGACAGTAACCTCGTGGCGGAGAATATCAAGTCCGGCGTATCTATTTTTGGCGTAATTGGAACGCTGGAGGCAGGAAGCGCAGGTAAAACCGTAAAAACTGGCAGCTTTACCGGGACTGCATCTGAGGTCGCAATCGAGACAGGCTTATCAAGCATCTCGGCGTTTATGGTTTACGACACAGCAAGTAGGCTTCATGCGGAAGGGTTGGTATGTGCATTTGTTGACGTAGAGGGCGGTATAACTGGACGCGGGATTGGGTGCTCGTCCTACTCATCATACATTCAAGGTTTTGATATAAGTGACACGAATGTTTTGAATGTAGCCGGAGGGACTATCACAGTGCTTTCAACTTCGACCGCCTATAAGCCGATCTCAAATACGACCTATAAGTGGTTTGCAGTCGGAGAGGCATGAGCCGCCTAAAACGTTATAAAAGAATTCGTAATAAGACAACGATTCAGTCAGGAGGTCAATATGGCGAAAATAAGCGAATACCCTAAATCGACAACGTTTACAGCTAATGATGTGCTACTCAAAGATGGGTCTGGCGGGACCAGAATTATAACTTGGGAGGATGCAGCGGCACAATTCGGGCGTCAAATCGGTGTTCCAGCTATGCAGACCGACATTGCTACGCTAAAGACCGAAGTCTCTGACGCAGCATCAGATGTTTCCGCGCTGGAGAAATCAGTATCAGCGGCGCAAGATGACATTGCCACCCTGCAATCAACCACGGAAACACAAGGGACTCAAATCTCCGCGCTTGAAGCTAAAGATTTAGAGCAGGATGAGAAAATCGGAGAAAATGCCGATGGAATCGCACAGGCAGACAAGGAAATCGAAGCCGTAAAAAAATCTGTCTCCGATCTGGCGCAGAAGATAGATGACACGGCCCTTGATGTCCTGTTCCGCTTTCCCCGAACCGGCAAAATCTACACAGTTAAAATCCCAAAATTCTCTGCCAACCAGACCACGGTCTGTGAAAAGCTGGACGACAACGCCGGTCTGGTCTGTGAACCCTCCACAGACAGCGTAGAGGGACAGGACGATTATGCGGACATACCATTGTTTAGGTGGTATAACTGCAATTATGTTAGAGACCAATACGGCCACGCCGCGCCGACGGCAATTGAGGGACTGAGCGATGATTACGTCACCAGCGGTAATGTGGATGTGGGTGTCATCCAGATGGCCCCGTACATCAAGTGGGACAACAGCAACGAGGCCTATACTATCCTGTCTATCACAGACTCCCCAAAGGATGGCTACACGCTTTGGAGCACCGCTCGGAGCAATGGTGTACACTATCCTTATGTGATACACTCCAAATATTTCAGCGGCGGCGCCTCGGATGGATTGCTGCGCTCCTTGCCCGGCCTAGCACCGGCGCGGAATCAGTCGCATAACAATATCATTACCAATTATGCAAAAAAGGGAGATGGCTATTTCGGAGCGGGAGAAGAGCGCAACACTTGGCAGATCGTGTTTACGCTCATCAAGTATGCAACGAAATCAAGTCAGACGGCGTTTCAAGGTTGTACTGCATATAATAATCAGTATTCCGCCAGCATCCAGAGAACCGAAAAGCTGACCTATTTCCCGCTGACCAAAGCACAAGCCGCAAATCTCGTTATTGGCTCTGGCGTGTCTGTTGGCTACGGAGCTAAATCAAACGACACTACGGTAAATGTCGATAGAGGGGTATCGACGATGCACGCATACGCGGACAATGCGATAATCCTAAAAATTGAGGATTTGGACGAAGAAAACTCAGCAGTCTATTTGGATATTACCGACGGCTTTGATACTATGCCAGTTGCGCTATCCGACACGCTAAGTGCCCCTATCACGTTATCCACGATGTTCTGGGATAGTGGTGCGACCGACGTAGTAAAAGCGCACCATGATGGAAGCCCAGGAAGCAATACGGATAGTAAGCACCCATACCGAGTACAAGGTGTTGAATATGCCGTCGGTGGGTATTTTACGGCAGCCAACGTAGAGCTTATGTTTCAGACGGATGGTTCCAGTAAAAGTGTCCTTGTGGCACCCGCTGGGCAAAAGAATACAAGCGACGAGGCAACTATTCGCAGCACACACACCAATGTAGGCACTATTCCAGGCGGAAATCCACCAACTGGAGACTTTTGGATTGGAGACATCGATATGGACGTGGAAACCTGTGTAACTTGGGCGTCCGCCGAAGGCTCCGGAAGCAACACCGGCGTAGGAGATAATCTTTACGGCGGAGGCACAAGTGTTGCGGTCAATACTCTGCGAGAGTATCTGCGATGCGGCTACATCATGGTCAGGTCGAATTCCGGTTCCTCGTGTACGCTTTGCTGGAACGGGCTTGGGAGCTCGGGCTGGTACTTCCTCGCCGCCGATTGACCCTCCCACGGAGTGAATCCCGCGAAGCGGGAGAGGGACTTCCCCCTTGAGGGTCGGCGGCAGGCGCAGAAATGCGCCAGTTATGCCGGTATAAAAAACACCAGCTCTATCAAGCTGGCAAAGAAATACAAAATATACAGGACAATCAAGTTATCAAAAGGAGTGATAGCCCATGAAAGCAATCTTCGATACACCGCAGCTCCCTGTCAAGGTAATCGAGGATGGTAACAAGGTATATGCCTTTATCGCCGTCAACGGAGAATGGACGGAACATAAGTACAGCGACGAGCAGCCCACGCAGAAGGTGTGGGAGTGCGACTACCGCGAGATCGTGACCACACGCGGCAAAATTGACCTAGACGCACTAAAGGCCAGCCCGGAGAACTATTTGGACTGGGTGGAACCAGAGGCGGATAACCCGCTGACCGACATCCAGCTTGCATTGGCAGAGCTGTACGAAATGATTGGAGGCTGATGATATGGCAAAAATCTACGCCGAACTGGTGCGCAAGGGTTTGCGCACGCTGGACTCTGTACCCGCAAAGCTCCGGGCGCAGGTCGAAAAAATCCTAAAGGAGGAAACCGCATGAAAAAGCTGAAATACCTTATCGCCACCGCCGCCCTTGCGGCCTGTCTGATCGGAAGCGCATCCGCCGTCACACCGCCATACAAGCCGCCAAAGCTGCCTGATATGTCCGATGTCAAAATCGAGGTAAGCGTTCCAAAGTTGAAGTTTCCTTCCGGCTATTTTGATTATCTGTTTAAGTATATCAAAATTCCGGTGGACAAGCTGCCCAAAACCAAGTAAAGATGGAAATTTAGGCGAAAAACATTACAAGTAAAGAGGGAAAATTAGACTATGAATATTAACTGGAAACTAAGATTTCAAAACAAGACCACTCTGACCGCAATCGTTCTGGCTTTTGTGGCGCTGGTGTACCAGGTTCTTTCCCTTATCGGCATCGTCCCGTCTGTGAGCGAAAGTCAAATTGTTGAAGTTGTCGGCATGGTCATCAATCTTCTGTGCCTGCTGGGCATCGTGGTTGACCCGACCACGAGCGGAATCACAGACAGTCAACAAGCCCTTTCTTACGAAAAGCCAAAGGAGGCTGACAATAAATGATTGTCAACGTACATGGCGGTCACAACCGCATTGTCCCCGGTGCGTCCGGGTATCTGGATGAAGTGACCGAGGACAGAGCCGTCACCGCGCAGGTCATCGCCAAGCTCCGGGCGCTGGGGCACACCGTCTATGACTGCACAGACAACTCCGGCCGCACTCAGGGTCAGAATCTGGCCAACATCGTCCACGAGTGCAACGCCCGCGATGTAGACCTGAATGTCAGCATCCACTTTAACGCTGGCGGCGGCACCGGAACCGAGGTTCTGGTGTACTCCGACACCGGCTCGGCGGCGGGCTATGCCGACAAAATCTGCGCGGCTATCTCCGAGCTTGGCTATCGCAATCGCGGTGTGAAGGAGCGCAAGAGTCTCTATGTGCTCCGCCGCACTACCGCCCCCGCGCTGCTGGTGGAGTGCTGCTTTGTAGATAGCGCAGCAGATAAGGCGTTGTACGACGCGGACAAGATGGCTTCTGCTATTGTCGCTGGCATTACCGGTCAATCCGTAGCAGATACGGGCAGTGCCGCCGAAACTAAAACTCAGGCCGCGCCTGTTGAGCCACAGTCAGGCAAACTTACCGTGGATGGAGAGATTGGTGCAAAAACAATTACGGCATTTCAGCGGCTTCTGGGGACGCCTGTTGACGGCTACATTTCCGGCCAGCCCGCATCTCGCAAAAAGTATTGGCCTGCGATTTGTGACTCCGCCTGCGGCTGGACTGGCGGCAAGTCTCAGTTTGTGGCCGCAATGCAATCTGCGGTAGGCGCATCTGTTGACGGTTCGCTTGGAAAAGGTACCGCAAAGGCGTTGCAATCCTTCTTGCGCAGCGAGGGGTTCCCATGCTCCGTTGATGGCGTATTTGGAACAGAGTCCGCAGAGGCGCTCCAACGCTGGCTAAACTCTTAATCAGAGAGAAATCAATGAGACGACGGTCAATGAAAGGTACTTTTAAATTTTCTGTGCGCCTCAGTCATTTCATTATTAGTATCAATCAATAGAATAGGATGAACAAAAGCCCGCCGCAGGAACAACCTTGCGGCGGGCTTATCTTATGCATCCCCCAAGCGCAATTGCGCATCTTTTTCCTCCACAATCCGAGCAAGCATCTGTTCGTTTCGCTTTGCTTGCTTGTCTCGCGCATCCATGACGCGCTGGGCGGACTCTCTGGCTCTCCGTGGCATAAGACGCCCAGAGTAAATTTGCGTCGTTTTCGGGCTTGAGTGGCCCAATTTAGCCTGTAACTCCTCCATGCGCATACCTGAGTTCAAGTCCACTCTTGCGCATATGTGCCGCAAATCGTGAGAGCGTATGCCTTCTACGCCCACAACGTTTCTGACGTGCCGCTCAATCAGAGCCGAAAGCCATTGAGACGTGCCCCTTTTCCATGTGACTTCGCTCGTTTCCGTGCCGCTCAGCCGTTTCGGCTCTCCGGTGGTACCAAACAGATAATCTCCGTCGCTCAACGAATCCGGGCGGAGTCCACTTGCAAGATACAACTCTAACGCTGTTTTCGCAATCTGCGGCAGGTCTACGACTCGGAACTTGTTTCCCTTTCCGCTCCTGACTGTCACTTCGTTGTAGTCAAAGTCAACGTCAGAAAGCCGCAAATCCAGAACTTCCGCATTTCTGAGGCCGGTTGCCATGATGAAAACCACAATCGCATAATTGCGCGGCCAGTAGCGCAAATGACTCTGATCGATATGTTCCCGGTTCATATATAGGGCTGCAATCTCATCATCAGTCAGGAGTATGTCGTAGGGCTTTCCGCTTTCCTTTGGCATATCTGGGATCAGAGAGCTTGGAACCGGGTTTTGCTTATAGTACACATTTCCTTTACCACGGGTCTTATCTGATGCCCATTTAAAAAATGTGTGCAGTTCGATTAGGTACAGCCTCGCGGTGACAACGGAGGCAGACGCTATAAGCTCATCTCTCCATTCCTGAGCTACGACAAAACACGGCCCTTTTCTGCGTCTTGCTGGGTCATCCAGCATGAAATTATAGAAGTAGCCAAGAGTTTTACGGTAGCAGTTCACGGTTATGGCCGACTTTCCGACGGCTTGGCAGTTCCGCAAATACTGGTCTGTGGCTTCTTCGTACACAGCCATCTTAGACTTCATAAACCTGAACACTTTCCCTTTCCCTCCCCGAACATCTACCTGGTTCTGTTCTACACCAGAACTTTTATCATATTTCCTGCTGTCCTCACTCGATTTGCCACGGGTCAAGTTTGCTCTTATCAATAGAGGCACCATCCAACTTCACGCCGGAGAAATCTACTCCGCAGGCGCGGATTTCAATTAGTTTTTTCTGCCCCGTCCTCCGCTACCACATATCTTTCCGTTACTTCATCCAGTTTCAGGACAACATCCGGATTCTCCCTGATTCGCGCTTTGAGTTCCCGCAACTGCGCATACGCTTCTCTTTCGTAATCATCTATTTCTTTTTCGGAGTATTCGCTGTGGAGGATGCCGTAGCCAATGTTATCCTCAATAATGGCTTCTTCGTGCTTCTTGACATCTCTGTACGGTACTTTGTCAATGCTTCCATCGCTATTTAAGACTGATATGTATTCTGGGTATACGTTCATTTCAGTTACCCCTCCTTGCGATTTCATTGCCTTTATTAGATTCTATCACGCGCAGGCGCCAATTTCCACACATTTTGCTTTCCCGTATCTTCCGGCTTCGCTGTTCTGCGCCGTACTTCGCAAATCATTTCACGATGTACAGCCTCGGAGCCTCAGTCGCCCGTTTCCGGGTGTTCTGCCGTTTCGCGTGTCTCCGTGCATCCCGCATCATCGACCGATACAGACGCACCAGAAGGAGCAAAACAGCCTCCTTCACGGCGTAGCAGATACCAGCCAAAACCATCCCCAAAGCACTCAGGCCGAGAATAAGGCCGATAGAAACAGAGTAACTCATATTTTGCCCCTCCTTAAAGGTACTTTTAAATTTTCTGTGCGCCTCAGTCGATCACAGATTATTAGGCTAATTACAGAATTTCGTTTTTATTTGCCTGAATACACAGATACTTCCACGGAATCGGAAAACACGGGAGTTGAAACGTCTCCGAAAATGACAAGCGCCCGCTTGCGCCGACGGTCATAAACTGCTGCATATGACCATTCATCCGCATATCTCCGCGCATCGGCTATTGCATCGTTCAGCCTGTTAAAATCCATCATTTCGTCGCTTCCGCATTCATCCGCCCACACGACTACTTGATAACGCAGTTCTTTCGGCTTCACATCGTCGTAACAGTCTGGCATATTCAAAGCTGGTTCTGCGTTGATAAGGCTGTAATATGTCCATAGCTTATCATCATCATTCGCCGCTTGAATCTTCTCCCGCAAGGCAGAGATACAATTAAAAGCGGCTATCTGCGCGCCCTCTCTGGTTCGCCCTCGCGTGAAGCAAAGCCCGACAGCCGGAACAATGGCGATCCACGCGTTTTTTCCAGCGGCGGCGGCCTTGTAATAGTAGAAAACGCCGTCAGCCCATCCGCCTACAACATCCGCGCTCAATTCTCCGCTATGGTTAATCAGCGTGTAGAAGTCACACTTGCGGAATCTTCCGGGCGCCCTGTAAAGCGTCCCCAGAATTTCCTCTCTCGCCTGTTCAATTTTATTGTGATCCATCATGTGAAATTCCTCCCGAACTTTTGGGCTGCGCTGTTTTGTGCTGCGCTCCCGGATTCTTTGAAGTCCCCTGTAAACTCCTGTACGCCTCAGCGGTTCCGGCCTGTTTCCTGTGAGCCTCGGCGGGCGGCCCTTTAGGCCGCTCCGCTCCTCCAACGCCGGAAGACTTCAAGCGCTTTCGACTCGTTGCGCTTATAAAGAATTTGCAGGAAGAAAGCCGCCGCCGCTCGTCCCTCCTCGGTTTTCGGGTCCTCCAGCATGACGGCCTCGGCGAGTGCGTCATCTGGTAGCATCTCGGCCGCGTCGGTGATGTCCTGGATTTCCTGCCGCTTGCGCTCGATTGCTTCCAGCACCCACGGCGCAAAAGTGACGTTGACCACTTCGGCGGGCTTTGCTTCGGCGGCGCTGTCCTCTGGCAGGTTGTAGCCGTTTGCGGCGTACTCCTCCACAGTCAGACCGGCGGCGCTTGCCTCGTCGGCGATCTCGTGCCGGACCTTATCGGCATAAACGGACATTTCCAGCAGTTCCGCGACGTGCTCAATTTTTGCGGCTTGATCGTCGTTCCCGTCTTCCCGGGACCACTCCGCAAAATAACGGATGTGAGCAATCAATCCGCCGTCATTGTCGCCCAAGTCATAACGGCCTTCGTAGGTGCATTCCTCCCCGCCCTCGTCATAAATGACGCAAAAGGACGTTTTCCAGTAGCCGCCATTCTCGGCGGCTTTCATCTCGTCAAAATGCTTAAAGATGATTTCAGCAGCAGCGGGGGAAAGCTCAAGCTCTCCATCTTCCCACGAATAAAACGCGCCATATTCCGACCAATTAACCCGGATCACCGGCTCGCCGCTGTTCTGCGGGTGCTGTTCTGCGGTCTCCTCGATAAATTTCCGGCCATTGATCCGCTCACAGGTTTCTTTTTCCCGTGCGGCAAGCTCGGCGGCGTGTTCCTCGGCGATTCGCGCAGTTTCGGCGGCGTTGTTCATGGCCTCAACGGCTTCCAGGTCGGAGGCGGTCGGCTGCCCCTTCGGCAGGGTCTCCAGCTCGGCGCGGTATTTCTCCAGCTTTTCCCGGCGCTGGGCGATCTCTTTTTTATAGCCGTCCGAAAACGGCCCGCCGTCGGTGGCGTATTTTTCCAACGTGGGAATATACTTTTCAGCGTAGCGGATTTCACTTTTCAGCGCTGCCGCCCGCACGAATTTATAAAGCGGGTGCGACGGGGTGACGGTTGCGCGGTCAGAATCAAAATAGTCCGTATAATGGTCCGTGTCATTGGACACCGCGAACACGTCACCGGGCAAGTGGTCATAATCCCGTGCGGAAATGCTGACTTCCTCGCGGCCGTCGGCGTTGTTGTCCAGGCTATAAAATACCCGGATCAACTTCTTTTCGCCGTTGACGCGCAGACCGTTGTAATAAAATTTAATGGATGTCGTTTTCATGATGTTTTCCCCTTTCAATTTTTCGGCCTGCCATCGTCAGCGCTGCGCGGCCATTCACAGCGGACGCCCTCGCGGGCGTTTCGGCATTTATAGCGCTTGCAAGGTGATCCCCTTTTCCTGCATTGCCTCGCGGGTGGATCGTCTGAGGGTGTCGCGCCAATCCTCAGCCCAGCAAATAACACTATTTTGCACCCAAAACGGGACGCGGAGCCGGTCGAGCTGAGAGAAAACAAGCTCTAGCGTTTTGCGGACTCGCTCCAGGTTTCCGACGTCCTCCGGCGCCCGTTCTTTCGTCGCGGCCTGTTCTGCGATCCAATATTTAAGGCCTTCAAGTGCGTTAGTTTGTTCGCGGTTGGCTGTAAATTGCAACATTTCTTTCATTCTCCTTCATTTTTTGTTTTTGGGGCGGGGATCAGATCAGCAGATCATGACCGATAAGGCGGTTGACCTCTGCGCCAGAAATGGCAATGTAACGACCGCGCCGCGTGAGTGGGCAGGCGTCGGCGCTGTAATAGACTTGATGCCCGTAATATCGACGCTGCGCGGCGCTATAATTGATTTGATAAACCCGCCGATAAGCCACAATGTAAAGCCCTCTTTCATAGGCTTCTTGCGCCTCTTCCGGAAACAACTCCACATTGCCGATCTTGACGACCTCATGGCGCTGAATCACTTCATCTCGGCGGGCCATCCATTCCGATAAATTCATTTTTGCGGTACACATAAACATAACTTATCCCTCCATCATGATTCCGGCCCGCCTTGCAATTTCGTCGAGCAATTTCTTTTTGTTTTCCTCGGTTGCCGGGAGCATCCAGGCAAAATTTATTTTACATAGCTGGTTAATCTGCGGGTTATACTTGCCGTGACAGCTGCCGCCCGCGTCGGTGGCGTAAACTGTTACGCTCCACCAGTTCCGGAGGCGTTCCGGTGTCATTCCGTTTTTGTGCCACAGCGCCGGAAGGCTTCTTTTCCCGCCTTCGTCCTGGCAGAAAACCAGCTCCACAAGTAGCGATTCACCCGCCGCCGTTTTCGGCTTGAAATGGTAGTAGCTGCGCGTTTCCGTGACGCGCTCCACCGTGTAAAGATTGTTCATTTAGTTTTCCTCCTCTGGTCAGTCCGGGAACGTATATAGCACCGTTTGGTGGCGTCCGTCCATGTCGCACCGGGCCAGGGCGCCGCCGGCATAAATGCCGCAATCATAGACGGATATAATGTGATAGCGATAGCAGCGCCCCACAAATTCGCCGTTGGCGGATTCGGATACCTTTTCCATCAGGTTTTCGGCTCTCTTTTTGCTAATCATGTTTTTAAATTTCATGCTTTTTTCCTCCTTGACTTTTCCGCAAACAGAGGCTATTATATAAAATGCCCCTGTAAAATTGCTTTGACGGGTTAATTTTTAGGGCTTGCGCCTCAGATGCTGCTGCATCTGGGGCGCTCTTTCTTTTACTTTTTCAGCTTTTCCCAAATCAGCCGGAACAACCAGCGGAAAAGGAAGAACAGAACCAGGAAAAGAACGATCAAAAACAGATTTTTCATTTTTACCCATTGACAAGGGCGGGAAACTGTTTTATATTCCAGGTGTGGAGGGCTGTAACCTCCACACCCGCCGGAAGATTATCCGAGCAGTTTAGAAACCGCCCAGACGATCAGCCCGGAAACAACGCCGGAAACGGTGTTAATGATAAGTGATCGCACCGTTTCGCGCCGCGCCGCTGGATTTTTCCGGCGGCGTTTCCTTTTGCCCTTCTCCAATGGGCTAACCTCCTTTCATGCGGGGGGCTTTTCGCCCTCCTTGATTGTCTATATTTTACCATAACAGCGCCGCGAATGATACCGGCAGAACATACAATATATTTAACTGTATTTGTGTAATATTATAATCACTTTTTAAGCGCATAAATGGCATTATTAAACGTATTTAATCTATTTTAGCAATTA